TTATGTGCACAGCGCAGAACCCGTGACCGTGCAGTCCTCAACATAGGCAATATGATTTGGAGTGGTAGCGAACCGGTATTCAATATCAACAGATATTTCAGGATAATATTTTTCAGGAGCCGATTCTGTGGTTACCGTAATTTTTTCGACAATAAGTTCTATAATGGCTCTTTTGGTTTCGAATGATAATTTTTCCGGATCAAGATTTTGACATTTATCAGTGAATTTTTTTAAAAGAGAAATAGCTTTTTTCTTATTTTGTTTTGTGGCAGCAGATTTTCTGCTGTCTATTTTCATTTTTAGGCGTTCCTGTAGTGTTGCTTCCTCTGTGGAAAGCTTTTCAAGCTGACACGATAAATCTGTTTCGGAAATAATTTTCTTTCGATACAGCTCAATTATGGACGCACGTTCTTCTGATAATTTTTTCAAACTTGCTTTGATTTGATCATGCTCTTTTTTTACTTCGTCTGCAAGTGATTGCTGTTCTTTTTCCGGATCCATGTTAAGGATTTTGTTTGGAGACTTTAATATTTTTATGCAGTCCTCTAATACAAGATGCTCAAGCCAGTCTGCTCTAACATTTTTCGATATACATTTTTCGGTGTTATGAGCCAGATATGAATTTTTTGCATTACATACGTAGTATGGGATTTTTTCACGTCCGCTGCCTGAATAAGCGGTACCCATATAAGTACGGCCGCAGTTACCGCATTTGATAATGCCCCGTAATAAGTATTCCCGAACGGCGTTTCTCATAGCTGTAATTTGATTTGTTTTTAGAGCTTCGTTAGCTTTTTCCCAGAGCTCATCGCTTACTATAGCTGGGACCGGCCTAAGTATTATTTTGCTGTTTTTGTTTGTAGCTCGTTTGCCGTATTTGTGGGTACCTTTATAGGTTGTTGATTTTATTATCGATAATACTCGGCTCGGATACCAAATGGACGAAGCATTCTTTTTACGTTTTCCGTTAATGCCGTTTAAATCATAACGGGTAGGGATATTCAGTGCATTTAAATAATCGGATATTTTTATTGCGGACATTTTTTGATTCCCGGATAAGTCAAAAATTAACTGAATAACATCGGCTTCAGATAAATTGCATCCTGGCATTATATCATCTGAAATCTGCAGCTGTTTATCAACAACATGATAACCAAATGGTACGATTCCTCCGAGCCAGTTGCCGAGTCTGGCGGCACGTTGGGAGCCGGCCCACATTCTGGATAAAATCGTGTCACGTTCTAATTCCGAGATCCCTGCTAACGAAGTAAGCATAAATCTACCGGTCGGGGTTTCGGTTTCTAAAGGTTCTGTCATACTACGGATACTTACACCAAGTTCTTCAAGATCATGTACTGCGTTGAGAATTACACGTACTTTACGGCCAAGACGGTCGATTTTGTAAAAAAGGATTGTATCAAATTTTTTTTCTCTGGCATCTCTAAATAAACGGCTACCTTCCGGACGTGCTTCAACAGGTATTGTTCCGCTGATACCATCATCACAGTAATAGTCGAAAACTTCTAGCTGATAGAGATCCACATATTTAGCTGCGAATTCTTTTTGGATTTCGATTGTTCCACGTTCAGCTTGTTCTTCAGAACTGACACGACAATAAACAGCTACTGGCATTGGCAATCTCTCCTTAAACGTATGTTTGTATAGAGCAGGCTAAAATTTGCAGCCCATGTGGGCTGCTTTTTATTTGTCTGTTTCTTTTAGTTGTTTTCTAACGTCTTTTTCTTGAAGTTCTTTATAATTGGTTTTTGATATAACTGTACGCCCGGTTTTTTTCTCCAGCGCCTTACGTGCATCACCGGCAATTTTACCGCCAGCTTTAGCTGCAGAGGAATTTTCTTTCATACCGTAAGCATCATGTGTTTTCGCTATCTCAGTGGTGGAAGCTTCACCAAGAGCGGAGAAAAGTAGTTCCAGGTCAGTCATATGATCTCTTAAATTCTCTGTAGGACGGTCAAGAGATTTTATCTTTTTATATTCTGCCGGTGTGATTCCGAAGGTTGCTTTGCTAATTTCTGCGGTAAGGATAGCGTATTCTTTTCCTTCTTTGATTCCACGCTTTTTCCATTCATCGGTTAACGTATCTCGTATTGCTATGCCACGAATACGTTGTTCTATCCATTCATCGCTGTACCCTTTAGCTCTATAGGTATCACGAATTCGTTTTTGAGCCAGCTCCGGGTTTTCAATTTCGGCGATTCGTTCGCTACCTACCTGTGCTAGCCATTGTTTAAATGGTTCTGCTTTTGGAGATGGAATAGATTGAATAATGCGTAGGATACCTTTTGTTGTTGCCGCTAGTGTACGCCGATTTTTGCCATTATCTGTAAGCATATTTACCTGGGGACAATTTGTCCCTATGTAGACACCCAATTCCGAATCCCTTTTACGCATTTTTTTCAGATAATCAGTTGGATTAGTACTGTCTGTAAGAGCACCAACTACGTCAACAACAGAAAAATACCATTGCTGTTCTTCTTTGTTCCATACAGAACGTATTTGCTTAGATTGAAACAACTTTATGTTACTCATACTTTGCTACTCCTTATGCAAAAATTGCAAATTGCTTTTTGAGGGCTATAACAGATTTAAGGTTTATGATCGCTGCTTATATATTTTTGGACTTCGGTGGCGATATTATCATCAACTGTTTCAAAAAATTTATCCAATGTTCCTGACAGTACCATTGCAATAGAGACTATTGTTTCAAGCTTGGGAACTGTTTTCCCTGAAATGATATTTTGGATGGTTGTTGTGGAAAGTTCACTTTTACGAGCTAGTTCAGGTATTGAAATCCCTTGTTTGATGGAAAGTTCTATTATTCTGCTTATGATCCAAGCGTTTAATTCCTGTTGTAGGTTCATAATTTATCCTTTTTTATTTTAGTTGTTTTTTATTATGCTATTACCACCAGTATAAAGAGCAATCATTATACCTATTACCAAAGCTGTAAGCAGTGCATATTCTTTGACTGATAAGGATTGTTTATATTTTATTGCTCGGTAAATACCTTTGGCACAAATAGCGCATAAAACACCGAAGAGAAAAATAGCAAATAAAATATTGATCATTGATTTTCAACTTTTTGCTTTTTTTGGAAATCATAGGCTGAATCCATAAATTTCATTATAGTTTCACCCCAGGTCCCTGGTATTACTGATGTCCATAGATTTGATGTTTCTCTTGTGTATATAACATCACCAGAAGAATTATAGATAACCTCAGATAATATTCTAAGTTTTCTTTTGTCTAAATTGTATTCCCAAAGACTTTTACTAGAATTATCATCTTTTGCGGTATAAGTTAGAACCCATACTCTAGTTATTCTGTCAGATAATTCCTTTTCGAATTCCATTGTTTGACTATCTAACCAAAATCCAATTTTATCATCAGAGCCAATCCAAAACCATCTATCAGGATCAGGCTGTTCAAAAGCACTGCAGATGGAAGAAACTGATAACACTAGAATAAATACTAACGCCAGTATCTTTTTCATATGTCAGGACCTCCTGAATTTTTGATGTTTTTTATAAGTTGTTTGTATTTGTGTTGGTATAATCAATAATTTGTTAGAATATAATCTTGGAATGATGTATTTATCATTTTAGACCACGTTGTTCGAGCATATAAACTTTGTCGTTTTCAAACATAATTCTTACTAAAGCACCGTTATCTTCCCAATAGTAATGCTCTAGTTTACGATGACCGATTAAAGCCGTGTTACTCTCGTTTGAATTTGTCAATTGACCAGGCATTTTAAATAAGCTGGCTACTCTCAAATAAGAGTCTCCTTTATGAATTTTTTTGAAATTATTTAGATTTAATTCATATGTACCTTTTCCAAAAATTATTTTTGATGATTCATTTTCGTATTTAAGTTTGTTGTCAAATATATTGGTGTATATGAATTCCAAATCAGTCATAAAATTATCGTGATTTATTTTGGTTTTGTCTTTTAATAATGCCATGTGTTTAAATAAATCGTTAAAGGAGTCTATAAGGGTTAGCATAGATAATTTTTGATTTTCTAAATCGGAAGATAACTTTTCGGATTGCAATTTTTCTTTGAGTTTAGATATTTCAGGAATATACTTAGAGTCAATAATTTGGGCAAACTCAACATCTAATTCTTCTGCATCGTTATATTTTTCTCTGAGTTCAGCGAGAGTTTTTTCATAGTCGGAATATATTTTTTTCGTAGGCTGGTAATACTCTTTGTCTATTCGTTGAGCTTCCTCTTTTGAAGAGGGCCCACCACATCCGACAACTAAAAATGTTAATAATAATGTAATAAGAATAAATACATTTCTTTTGAAATGGTTCACAAGACTCATCCCCTAATAGATTTTATTTAACATTTAATTGTTATTGGCTAATTAATTCGTTTATTATTTGGTGAACTATCACTGGATCTGGACGGCGATCTTTTATCAACATATTTAGCTGATCGCTATCAAGGTCATGGCTGTATGATAGTAGGTGGATTGCAAATTCATTGGCTTCATTCTCCCGGCGGCAGGGGACATAGTAAGGTTTATTAGTGCTGAGATAGTAACCATAACCAGAATGCAACCGTGCATGACCAAGTTCATGACATAATACTATATGTTTTTGAAGTTCTGATAAATTTGCATTTAAAACAATACATTTACGCCTTAGTGGGCGAATCAGAAAACCTCTGATTGCTGATGGCAAATCCAACTCATAAATATCAAAGTTTAAGCATTTGGCAAGCTGGTAAGGATTCGCTGTATCATACTTTAATATGAGATTTTCGACACGCAATGATATATTGAACATGTAATTTAAGCGTAACCTTATTTTTTAGGGGAACGCTTATTTTTTTCTTTTGCTTGCCAAAATACATATTCAAGAGCATTTTTTAATTTTTGTCTATCTTCTTCATCTAGATGATGTACTTCTCCATCAAACATTACTTCGGTGTTTTCAAGAAATTTCGTTAAATCTTTGGGCTGCTTTTTTTCAGGTTGAGGTGATGTTCTACCTAATAATTCATCTAATGAAATATTAAATATGTTGCAAAGAGCAACTTTTATATCATCACTTGGACGTCTTTCATTTGATTCGTATTGAGACATTGTACTTTTGGCTATTTGCAATTTTTCAGCTAATGCCTTTTGAGATAATTTTGCCTTTGTTCTATAGAAATATATTCTTTCACCAAGAGTTTCCGAATGATTCATTATTATTCACCTTCTTTTTGTAATTCGCTTTTTGCGAATATTATAGCATTAATATTTGCTAAATGAAAATAAAATCACAAAACGAGAACAAAAGACTTGACAGTTCGCTAGAAGCGAATTATAATACGAGTAAAGGTGGTTCGCAGTTAGCGAACAGAAAGGAGGAGAACATGTCAATCGTTGAAGCAAGAATGCGTAGAGGGCTATCACAAAGAGATATGGCTGATTTGTTGCACCTGCCATATAGTACATATAATGAATATGAAACTGGTAGAAAGACGGTGCCTGCTGAAATTGCAACAAAAATTTCGGAAATAGTTGGTGAGCCTGTGGGTTCTCTTTTTTTACCCGTTAGGTTCGCTGTTAGCGAACAAAAGAGTGAGGAAGAGTGTGAAAATAATAAAGATTCTGCATGAGGTGTTAATAGTGAACAAAAGATTAGAAGAAGTTGAAGCTGAAGGAAAAATAATTCCTGCACTTGGAAAAACTGTTGCTGATGTTAGGCGGGAATATAGCAAGTCAATACTATACTTCTTAGACGAAAATGACTGGCCAGTAAAATTTGTTGTAACTTTATCGACACTTGTAAAAAATTTGAAGGTGTTACTTGATGGTGAGATTGTCTATGTATATTTAATAGAACGTGAGGGATAAAAGATTATGGATCTGAGGTTCACACAATTATGTGTTTGGCAGGGTGTTTCGTTGGGAAACGATAGATGAAAGCGTGTGAGGTGATTGTTATGGAATCAAAATTTAATCAGCTATGTGTTTGGACAGCAACTACGTTAGACGGATATAGCAAAGAAGACCTTGAACAGTTTTTTTTGGATGAATTTAGTTGCAGAATAAAATTTGCCGAAGAAGTTGTTACTTTACCATGTTTAGAAAAAAATGAAGAAGGTGGAAGGCATGACCTGTTTTTCTACGTTCATGATGATGATATTGGTAGATTTGCTGTCAAGCGGCTTCTATATGGAATACGTTGGTGGGAAGACGTTCTTGGCAATGGTAACGGATATCAATATTCAGAAGATACCCTAAAAAAGTATCCAAAAACTTGGTAAAGCAGGATGAAAAAAGAAAGGAGTTTTAATTTGAAAACATATCATAAAGACTTTTGTGGTGTTACTGCTAGTGTTACAGATAAGGTCGATGGAACAGCTCGGTTGGTTGTATGTGATCAGTATGGCAAAAAGGTTAAAGATTCTATCCATAAAAACAGGGCTGCTGCACTGGCAGCCTGGCGTAGATTTTGTGCATAGACGATGAAAGGTTTGTAATGAAATATGGTGAGAGTTTAATGGAAAAACACATTGTAAGTAGAAGCGAGATTTCTGTCGAAAGACATTTTGACCACAGTTGTTCGCTGTCGTTAAATGCAGTAATGAAACTACTTCAAATGCTTGATAGAGATATGGAGAAAGGAGATGAAGAAAAATGTCCTGCCCTGTCTGTGGCAAAGAATTCGGCGGCGAAGAATACATCTTTATATGGGATGATCTTGAAAAACAGAGCGTCAGGATCTGTGGAAGTTCAAAATGCATTCAAGCTTTTAAATGCGAATTGAGAAGACGTCACCGCCATAAAAACGTTTCATCTAAAGAAATTTTATCATGAAGGAGGTCTAAAAATGGCAATTAATACAGCTAATCCTTATTTACAAGCTAGATTATTTAGCCAAATTGGACGCATTCAGGCTGCTCAAGAATTAGCTTTGGCAGAGAGTACTCTGAAAAATTATGAATTAGGTTTATCGCCGGTACCTGATTCAACGGTTTTAAGGATGTCTTATCTTTATCGTACACCGTGGTTAAGAGTTCAGCATTTGCAGAAAAATGTAGTTTTCTGCGATATTTTTGGACTGATTCCAGAAAGTCCAACATTAGCTTTTGGTGTACTGCAAATGCAAAAAGAAGTTAGCGATGTTGTTGGAGTTTTACCGGCAATAATTAGTGATGTTGTAAATCAATCAAGAGTAAGTTCGCATTTGATAAGTGAACTTAGAGAAGCAGCTGTTGCTTTGCTTAGTATTTTTGGGCGAGAAACAAAAAAAGAAACCGCCTGTGCTGGTACACAAACGGTTTCTAGGGGTTAGTAGACAATTATGTCTAAGGTCAAGTCAATTATAGCACATTATGCGATCTTTGCAAGAAGGAGGTTGCGTTGAAAAATTACTGTGATGTATGTTCTGCAGCTATTGAACCAGTTACCGAACTGAAAGTATGGAACGCAGAAGAGAAGAAGATTTACCGTTTCTGCAGTTTTGAATGTTTAAAAAAGATGCAGAAAAAGAGCAAAAAACGTAGGAGGTAGTTGTATGGCCAGGGATATAAAACAACGATGTGCCAGATGCGGAAAGGCTATATCTGATTGGCATTATGTCAATAATAAGCCTGTATGTATCGATGATCGTTTGTGTTATCGCCGGCCAAATAGAAAATATAGAAAGCAAAAATCTAAAAATAAGGTTTTGGCAAGAGTTAAATCTAGATATGGAGGTGAACTGTAATGAAATACCTTATTGCTTTGATTGGTGTTATTTTGGTGGCTTTAAGCATTGCCAATTCTGTTGATGCTGTCCAGCCTGAAGCGCAGGTAGAAGTAGTTTCTTATACTGTGCATCATGGAGACACTCTCTGGTCTATTGCTAACCATTATGCGCCGGAACATATCAAGGATATAAGAGAATTTATGTGGCAAATTTGCCAAGATGATCGCAACCAGAATTTGTTTAAAGCTGGTCGTCTTTTACAACCAGGAGACCATCTTTTAATACCGTTAAGTATAAAAAAATAGACGCCGTGTTAGGGACGCAGCGCCTATAAAGTGAAAAAACATAGAAACGATATGTTTCTACCCAAGTTTTATTATAGCATATCGTTTCACTGTTTTCTATAATCATTATTTTAGAAAAAGGAGCAATGAAGTTTGACTTATAAGACTTGTCCTAAGTGTGGGGAGAATTTAGACGCAGGAGAACGATGCGACTGTGAAGATGTGGAGCTGATGTGTGAAGGGTGTTCTCATTGTTTACCGATCGGTGAGGGTGATCATGTTTGCGATAAAAATGGAGTGCTGGTTATTGTAATCGTGGAATATGCTCCGTCAGAAAATTATGTGTACTGCAGGAGGGAAAGATAATATGAAACTTATATCATTAATGCTCAAAAATTTTAAAGGTTTAAAAAACTTTACCTTTGAGCCAAAAGGATTATCAGCGACTATATATGGCGATAACGCTACCGGCAAGACTACAGTTATGGATGCCATGCTTTGGCTGCTATTTGGAAAAAACAGTGAGAATGCTGCAGATTTCGGAATCAAAACTCGCATTAACGGAGAAGAAATGTCACACGGTGAACATGAAGTTTGTGGAGTTTTTGAATTGTATGATGGCCGTGTAATTACATTACGAAAAGTATATCACGAAGTTTGGACAACTCCACGTAGCAAGGCCACAGCGGTTTTCAATGGTAACACAGTCGATTACTTTATCGGAGAAGGAAATAATCCTGTTGGTGTACCGACCAAAGCTGGAGAATATAAAAAATATATTGAGTCGTTAGCCAATGAAGATGTTTTTAAGCTTTTGACGAATCCAATGTTTTTTAACACATCGTTATCATGGCAAAAGCGCCGAGATATTATATTGGAGGTCTGCGGCAATATTTCCGATCAGGAAGTTGTTGATGGATCTCCTGAGCTGAAAGGATTGGCTGAACTTATCGGTCACCAGACAGTTGAGCAGATAAAGAAAGAAACTGCTTTTAAGGCCAAACGTATTAAAGAAGAACTACTGAAGATACCACCAAGGATTGATGAATTGCAATTGGCTGAGATCCCGGAGCAGGTTGTATTTGAAGCAAAATCTTTTTCTAATGGTGGTGTTGTTGAGCTTCAGAAGGAAATTGATGCCATATCTCAAAAACTGGCTGAGGCAAAGGCTAATGATCCTAAAAATACTATCAAAAGCGATTTGGGCACCGTTGAACTGCAACTAAGCCAAATGACTGCAGATGCTACAGCTATTCAAGAAAAAGAACGAGCTCGGCTTCGTGAATTTATGGAGGCAGAAACGGAAATCGTTAATGGATTGGTGCGTGAGCTAACCGAACTTATGGGCCAAAAAACTCAATTGGAAGTGAAAATTGCTTCATGTGTTGATGAAAGAACTAGGTTGCTCAATCAGTTTCAAGATTTAGTGACAGAAACATTTGTTGTTCCGGAAATCACTACAATATGTCCAACTTGTGGGCAACATATTCCGGAAGAGGAAGTTATGGCAGCTCAAGCTAAAATAGCCCAAGATGCCGAAAAGTTTAATTTGCGCCAAGCTAACAAGAAAAGTGCCATTCAGGCAGAGGGAACCAAAAATAATGAGAATAAGGCTATCTATGAGAAGGCTTTGACGGAAGTCATGACGGCTATCAACCACAAGGATTTTGATTTGGCCGAAGCACGTAAACGTGAAAATCTTTTTGCTACGCAAATTAAAGAAGTTTCGCTTACGTATCCTGTCGATCGTGAAAAACTTTTGGCGAAAAAAGATGCATTGCTAGCCAAGTTAGAGGGCACGGATGATGCGGCTCGTGAAGACCTTATTGCTGAGTTAGAACAAACGAGAAAAAATCTGCAGGCTCGCATTGACGAAGGCCGCAGGAAAGTTGCGCTGGTGGAAGCTGATGAGAGGAACAAAAGCCGTATCAAGGAGCTTCTTGAAAAAGAAAAATCGTTGAATGGCGAATATGAAAAGCTTGAGAAAATCATTTTTCTTTGCGAAAGCTTTGTTCGTACAAAGGTTGACATGTTGACTGCTAAAATCAATAGCAAGTTTAGCATCGCAAGATTCAGACTTTTCAATGAAAATATCGTAAATGACGGCATTGCTGAATGCTGTGAAACTATGGTAGATGGAGTCCCGTTCACAGATTTAAATAATGCAATGCGGATTAATGTCGGTTTGGATATTATTCGAACACTATCTCAGCACTATAACTTTGTGGCACCTATATTTATAGACAATGCCGAGTCGGTGACTAACTTCATTGAAATGCCTAATCAACAAATGATTTCTTTAATTGTAAGTGAATCTGATAAAACTTTGAGGGTGGTGTTGTAAATGATACGAGTCACGCAACCAAGAAATTCAATGAGTCTATGCAAATGCGATTCATGTGGATCAAAAATAAAAATATTTGAATTTGAATTTAGTCATTCTGGGGATAAAAGAATTTTGCTTTGCCCGGACTGCATTGGCGATATGATCACGGAAATAATCACATTAAAACATTCTGGAGGTAATAATCATGACTAAAGAAATTAATCCGGCAGCTCAAAACATTACAGTAGGACAGGCTTTTGTTGATAAAGTAATGCGCGAGTTTTGCACTGAAGTTGGAGAAGTTAAGGTTACAGCAGAAATGAAACGATTAATACAAGGTTATTTCATGGGCTGCGATAATGCCTTGCGAGAGGCCGAGAAGAATAGACCTGATGGTAAAACTCCATACACATGGACCAATATAGACATAAATAGTTCACTTGCTCAAAACATAATGAATTACGCTCGACTTGGATTGGATATGAGTCTACCAAATCAATTGTTTGCGGTTCCATATTTTGATAATAAGAAGAAAAAATATAGCTTTTCTTTCATGCCTGGATACAAAGGAAGAGAAATTGTGGTAAGAAAATATGCTCTTGACACTATTGAAGAAGTAATTGTTGAACTGGTTTATGGAAATGACGAGTTTAAAGCATTAAAAAAAGATGCACATCATCCATCGGATACATATGAGTTCACGATTACCAATCCTTTCAATAGAGGAGTTGTTGTGGGTGGATTCGCATATATTCGATTTACAGACGAAAGAAAAAATCTTTTAGTGATAATGTCCAAAGCAGAGATTGATAAACGTATGAATAAAGCTTCAAGCAAAGTGTTTTGGGGCAATTGGTACGATGAGATGGCTCTGAAAACTATTCTTATTAAAGCGTCTAAAAAGATTACTATTGATCCACAAAAAATTGATGATTCTTATAAGATGCTAATTGCCAGTGAAGATAAAAGTTCTGAACAGCTTTTGGAAGCCGAAATTATGGACAAGGCAAACAGTATTCCTGTGAATATTGATACGGCAGATACAGGGGGTTGTGCTATTGCACAAATTCCGCAGCAACCAACTGTAACCCAAATCCCTGTGGTTAATACCATTGTAGAAGAAGCTATAGTTGCGACAGATGCAGCTGTCGTAGTAAAACCTACCGAAGCCACAGGGATGTTTGCAACTTCAGATGAGCCTGGATTCTAATGGAAATAAAAATTTTAGCATCTAGCAGTAGTGGCAATTGTTATTTCGTGAGAGATGGAATATCTTCGCTGCTGCTAGAATGCGGTATAAGCTTCAGTGTTATCAAGAAAGGTCTAGGTTTTTCTGTTAGCAAGCTTAGTGGATGTTTGGTGACACATGAACACCAAGATCATGCAAAAGCGTTTAAAGATGTTCTTTGCGCTGGCGTTGATGTTTATATGACTGCTGGTACTGGTAGGAATTTGAGCATGGAAAGACATCACCGGCTGCATTTCATTAAATCGTTGCAGTGGTTTGAAGTTGGAACCTTTAGGATATTGCCTTTTTCGGTCAATCATGACGCTGCAGAACCAGTTGGTTATTTAATTTGTAGTATGGCGACAGGGGAACGGTTGTTATTTGTTATGGATACCTATTATGTAGAATATAGATTTCAGGGCGTTATTGACTACATTATGATCGAATGTAATTATGCGTTCGATATTGTTAATCGCAATGTAGAAAATGGATTGCTACCAGGTGCACATAAAGTACGATTAATGTACAGTCACTTTGAGTTGGGCAATGTTAAACGCTTCTTGCAAGCACAGAATTTGAGTATAACAAAAGAAATTTGGCTATTGCATCTATCTGATGGTAATAGTGATGAAGAACGGTTTAAACGTGAAATTATGGCGGCAACAGGTTGCGCAGTGTACGTTGCGCCGAAGGACAATGTTAATAAAGGTAAGTGATAAATATGCCAAGGAGTAAAGTAAGCGTGAATAAAATCATATGCGGTGATGCACTAACCGTATTGCGTACTTTGCCAGATAAATGTTGCCGCTGCTGTGTTACGTCGCCGCCTTACTTTAACCTACGTGACTACGGTGTATCCGGGCAGATAGGACTTGAACCAACACTGCGGGATTACATTGCCAGACTTGTTGAGGTCTTTGCAGAAGTTAAGCGGGTACTAACTGACGATGGTACTTTGTGGGTTAATATAGCCGATAGCTACTCTGGAAGCATGAAAGGTAGCGCAGGTTATCCGCAACATGCTAAAGGCACCAAAGAGGCTGGGCGTAAAGGTTTATTGGGGCAAAAGGCTATTACGAATTGTAAGTATGATTTACCTGCTAAAAATCTAATGGGTATACCGTGGCGACTTGTATTTGCCTTACAGGATAGTGGTTGGATATTACGTCAGGACATAATATGGTCAAAGTCAAACTGTATGCCGGAGAGTGTACGGGATCGCTGCACTAAAAGCCATGAGTACATTTTCTTGTTTGCCAAACGGCAGAGATATTACTTTAATGCTGAGGCGATCAAAGAGCCTATTGCAAATAGTACGATTGATCGACTTGCGCAAGACATTGAACATCAATCAGGATCCGCACGAGCGCATGGCGGTACCAAGATAATGAAAGCTGTTGGCGGAAGTAAAGGTGCCTTCGGCGGTGTTCAAAGTCGGCGTAGAGGTAGCGGCAATAAAGCACGTAAAGAAAGCCCAGCGCCAGGAATAAGCAAAGGCGGTTTTGCTGGTAGTGTACCGTTTGAATATGTTACCGATTATCGTAACAAGCGTAGCGTATGGAATATGCCGACGACATCGGGAAGTGGTAAAAATCATTACGCTACGTTTCCAGACGAGCTGGCAGTTAACTGTATTTTAGCGGGTACTGCTGAAGGTGACGTTGTACTTGATCCGTTTGTCGGCAGCGGGACTACTTGTAGAGTAGCTAACCGGTACGGCAGGCAGTATATCGGGATTGATCTTAATCTAGCATACTGCAAGGCAGCAGAAGCCAAGATACCGATAAATTTGTTTTAGGAGATTGATATAGATGGAGCGAGAACTATGGGACGAAATAGTCGTTGATAATTTTGCTGGCGGTGGTGGGGCAAGCACAGGAATAAAAATGGCGATCGGGCGTGATGTCGATATAGCTATCAACCATGATCCGGCTGCTATTGCCATGCACAAAGCTAACCATCCTTACACTGAGCATTATAACGAATCTGTTTGGGATATTGATCCGGTTACCGCTACTGGCGGCAGGCCTGTAGGGTTATGCTGGTTTAGTCCTGACTGTAAGCATTTTAGCAAGGCTAAGGGCGGCAAGCCAGTTGATAAAAATATCCGAGGGCTGGCGTGGGTTGCCCTGAAATGGGCGGCAACAGTGCGGCCACGTGTGATAATGCTTGAAAATGTGGAGGAATTTAAAACGTGGGGCCCGCTCTTGGGTGATCGCCCTGACCCTAATCAGAAAGGGCGCACATTTAACTGTTTCGTTAATGCCCTGCGGCGGCATGGTTATCAGGTAGATTGGCGGGAACTGCGGGCCTGTGATTATGGGGCGCCAACGATTCGCAAACGGTTTTTTCTGATTGCCCGGTGTGATGGGAGGCCTATAGTTTGGCCGAAACCTACACACGGAGATCCGTCAAGCTTAAAAGTTCAGTCAGGAGAGTTGAAACCGTGGCATACAGCTGCAGAGTGCATTGACTGGTCAATTCCTTGCCCAAGTATTTTTGAACGCAAGAAACCGCTTGCAGAAAATACACTGCGGCGCATTGCGAAAGGGCTACAGAAATTTGTTATCGATAATCCGCAGCCGTTTATTGTTGGATGCGGTGGGCCGAGTTATTCGGGGGAACCTGCGGCAATTGATAATCCACTTGGTACAGTTTTAACGCAAAACCATAAAGCTGTTATTACTCCGTATATTACGCAGATTTGCCAAAATGGTTTTGCCGGTGATAAACGTAGCAGTGATATTGACAGGCCGCTCAGTACCGTTTGTACGAAAAATGAGCATATGTTAATAGCACCGAATTTAATTCAGTATCACGGCGAGCAAAGCGAAAAAGAAGTGCGGGGACAGGCTTTACAGCGCCCATTGATGGTGGTTGATGCCAGCAACAGGTATGGGCTTGTGGCAGCAAGTTTAGTAAAACACTACGGCGGTAATTATCAAGGTTCAGGCGCTGGATTAGATAAGCCTCTGCCAACGATTACAACGGTAGATCATAATGCCATTGTAACTAGCAATTTGATACAGCTCAACAAGAGCAGTGAGCAGTTGTTAGAAAGACCATTTAACACTGTAACGGCTGGCGGTGGGCATTTTAGCGAAGTAAGAGCATTTTTGCTCAAGTACTATGGGCAGGGTGGCGGTCAGACATTAGATGAACCACTGCATACGATCACAACAAAGGACCGTTTCGGGTTGATTACCGTTGCTGGCCAGGAGTATCAAATAATCGATATTGGCATGCGTATGCTGACACCGAGAGAGTTGTTTCGGGCGCAGGGGTTTCCTGATACATATATTATTGAGTGTGATTATCTCGGCAGGCCATATCCTAAAACAGCACAGGTTGCCCGGTGTGGTAATGCAGTACCGCCGCAGTTGCCAGCAGCTTTAGTGAGAGCTAACCTTCCTGAGCTTTGTGGAATGGCTTTGCGGAAAGCGATGTGATTTGATGAAAATAGGACTTGTTGATGTGGATAATCATAATTGGCCTAACCTTGCATTGATGAAAATATCGTCATGGCATAAGGGCGCCGATGATACAGTCGAATGGGCAGGTAGTCTTGAACATTACGACATTGTGTATATGGCTAAAGTTTTTACTTTTACGCAGGACGATATTCAATCATATCAGGCTGACAAAATAGTCAAAGGCGGTACTGGTTACGATTTAACTAGGAGACTGCCTAAGAATATTGAATGTGCTTTTCCGGATTATGATTTATATGGCGTCAAAAATATGGCATATGGTTATTTAACTAGGGGTTGTCCTCGTAAATGCCCATTTTGCATTGTTGCGAAAAAAGAGGGAAAACAAGCGTATAAAGTTGCTGATTTATCGCAGTTTTGGCGTGGACAGAAACACATAAAGCTGCTTGATCCTAACCTTTTGGCGGCTCCTGAATGGCGGGATTTGCTTGGACAGTTGGCGGATAGTGGCGCGTGGGTAGACTTTACCCAGGGACTGGATATTCGCCTTATGACAGACGAAAAAGCCGCTGCCATTAATAAAGTCAAGTACAGTATGCTTCACTTTGCTTGGGATAATCCTGCTGATATGGGAACGCTGGAAAAGTTAAAGGAATACAGATCTGTGTGGAAAGGCAGCCAGCGCAACCGTAGCGTTTATGTGCTAACAAACTTTAATAGTACACACGAAGAAGACTTGTATCGTGTGTACACATTGAGGGACATTGGCTATGATCCGTACATTATGATTTTTGATAAACCTAATGCGCTGGATAAAACAAGGTACCTACAGCGTTGGGTTAACAATAAGCAGATATTTAGGACGATTAAGAAGTTCGAAGACTATGATCACACGAGAGGGTGAGATAATGGCGAATTTAAAAAATTACACTTCAATGGCTAATCCATTGAAGACTGCAGCTGAGATAGAAGCAACTTTGATTATCAACGGGGCTAAGTCAATTCAGAAAGATTGTGCCGGCGGCAAGATCATAGCATTGAAGTTTCTTGTTGATACCGCTATAGGCGAGATACCTATAGCGCTGCCGGTCAACGTGGAAGCAGTACAGAAAATTTTATCAGCTCAAAAAAAGCGTAATAGCAGTGTAAAAGCTACTGCTGAGCAAGCTGAGCGGACAGCATGGAAATGCTTGAAAGATTGGGTTGATGCGCAGATGGCCTTGATACAGATTGGTATGGTGAGTATTGATCAAATATTCCTGCCTTATGTAATCAACAAGGGAGGCAAGACACTTTACGACACAGTGCGTGAGCATGGTTATCTATTGGAGCGTGGTAATAATGGCTAAATTTAATCACACAGGACATAAAGCGCTTTGGGACTGGCTTTCAAAAAATCCTAACAAAACTAAAGATGATTGGGAAGGTTGGAAACATAACGGCGGACAATATGAAATATCAGAAAATTTCTGTTTTGCTTGCGAATACGATTGCGAAAACAATGACGGTGATGATAATTGTGACTGTTGCCCGCTTGTTTGGCCGGATGATGTGAAATGCGACGATATGAAAGATGGTACAGCTGCTTTTTCGTTATATGAAGAATGGGTAATTGAACCTGACCTACAATTCAAATCTAAATTAGCAGTTCAAATAAGAGATTTACCTGTTAGAGATGGAGTTGAATGCGAATGAGTAAAAAAGAAGCTGCTGTTACTTTAGCGTTTATCTTTGCTGCTGGATTTTTATGGCAACTCGGCTGTGCGTTGGCAGAGGTAGCTGTAGAGTGGCATATTTGGAGAGGTGTAATGTAATGAACAAAGTTATTTTAATGGGACGCTTAACAAAGGACCCGGAAGTAAAATACACGCAGACAGGGAAGGTAGTAACTCAATTTACGTTAGCGGTAGATCGACCGTTCAAGTCTGCCGACGGAAATAAGGAAGTTGACTTTGTGCCGGTAGTGGTTTGGGGTAAGATTGCTGAAATGATTGGTAATAGCTGTCATAAGGGGCATAGGTTGCTTGTAGACGGTCGGCTGCAGATACGCAGTTATGATGCCAAGGACGGTACAAAACGCTGGGTAACGGAGATCATCGCTAATAGCGTAGAATTTATTGAGCGTAGGTCGGATACAGCGAAACCAACAGGTGAAAAAAGTGAGATGGAAGCATTCGGGCAGGCTGTACCGTTTGATGAAGAAATACCGTTCTAGGAGGCGGAAATGCAATACGATTACGAAAGAGCAGCAGCGATAATCAATGCCTTTAGGGATTTGGTAATGGAAATAAAATCCATTGATAATGCTTGTCAGACAGAAATCAAAGAAGCTGATATGGCCTTTTGCGATATTCGTCATAAATGTGAGATTGATTATCCTAAAAACAGGAGCACACGGACCAAAATTTGCAGATTGATGAAGGAGTACAGCGTAAGGCGCCGGAACGCAAAAGAAACTCTCGAAGTTATAACGCCATTGGTACGATTTTTAGATAAAAATACTTATGCCAGTAATTTGATAGGTCAAATGGCAAACGAAACTCGCAAGGCCTTAGAAAACACCCGCAGAAGCAAAGTATATAAGGCGAGGGTGCTTCCTGAATTGTTTGAAGGAATGGAGCGATAAAAGTAATTATGCATATCAATATAAAAGCTATGCTAACAATGATTAAAGATGAACCAGAGGACAAATATATACCAGTTTTAAAACCAGTTCTTGAGGCTCTATTAAACGAGAATAAGATGCTACGTAGGAAAAATAGCCAGCTTGGTGGGAAAGTGGCGAGAATGAGGAGAGCGCTCAACGGAGGAGATTGAGAATGAGGATACCTATGATATCAAATATTAAAAGGATGATGAAAAAATGGAAACAAGAACAATTAAATTAATAGAGGCAAGATTTTTCCAGTTAACCCTTCAGCCAATGAATGATAGTGCAGATAGCTGCAGAATCATTGCTGTTTCTGATGATTATTGCAAGTTGGTTAAATGGTATCAAGCGCAGATCGCATCTGATGAAAAGGGTGTAATGCGGTTCAATCCAGGATCTCCGTTAGAATGGTTTTACCCTGCGGTATCTTTGGAACTGAATCGTTTAGATGCTTATGATCGTGGGATTTCTGATGAGTGGGTAAAGCTAAGTGTCTACGAAGATATTTTCGAGAGTAAAGATTATTATGTTGTTCGCTAAGCATTGGGATTGAAGGTGGCCTTATGGGTAATCGGATAATAAAAGAAAGTATATGCAGCAGCCCTACAATTGATCAACTCAGTTGGTTCGAAGAAGCGTTCTTCTATCGGCTAATGGTTAATTGTGATGATTATGGACGTATGGATGGAAGAATTCCTATTATTAAATCTAGGCTGTTTCCTTTGAAGGATATAACAAAAGCGACTGTTGATGATGCGCTAAATAAGTTATCGAAGGTAGGCTTGGTGGTTCGCTATGAAGCAAATGGACAACCGTACTTGCAATTGGTAACTTGGGGTAAACACCAGCAGATTAGAACTCGTAAAAGTAAATATCCTGATCCACCTGATACAGCAAAGACGATTTTATCCACAGGTGTTGAGAAGTCAAACACTAACACTTGTAATCAAATGAAATCAAATGAAATCATTTGCCCGCCTAATCCAATCCAATCCAATACGAATACGAATCCAATACAATCCAATACAGTACTATATGAGTTAGTACTTAATACTTTAGGGAAAACCAAAGAGCAGTTAGTGTCTGACGCATTTGATGACTTTTGGGATTTATATCCAAAACAAACGGAAAAAGAAGTTGCTAAAGCTGCATTTCATTCTCTTGTTGATATTGGGATTTTTCCTGATGACATTGTTTCTGCTGTGCTGAAGTTAAAACGTGAAAAGGTAGGTACTCAGATTCGTTATTATAAAAAGCCGGCAGATTTTTTGAATTTTGATGTTATATCTAGATATCTGCCTAAGTATCTAAATAAATGTCCTATTTGTCAGTCTGCTGGGTTTGTCCCTGAAGAGGCAGGAAATGGTATGAAACAGTGTGAGTGTGCAGATAGGTACAATCATTTGGGGTGGCATTTTAAAGAATCTTAGGAGGGAGTGATATTTTTTATGGATAAAAAATTGATATATATTGCTCATCCCTTTGGTGGTGATGATGTAAATGTAAAAGCGTGTGAGGATCTCGTTCGGAAGCTGACGACTAATTGCAATAACTCTTATGTATTCATTTCGCCAGTACTTAATTTTGGTCGTATGTATGTGGATGTTGATTATATCAATGGTGTAAATGTTTGTTTAGATCTGTTGAACGCTTGTGATGGATTATTACTTGCTAACGCTTGGCAAACATCCCGAGGATGTATGGCTGAGTATGCTTTTGCAAGGGCTAAGGGAATAACAATTTTTAGTCTAAAGGACTTTAACTTATGATTGATTACATCTTTTTATATACTTCATGTTTTGTCTTTACTGGTATATGTGTTGCCTTTGTTTATAAAGTCTTAACCAATAACAGGTTTTAGGTATACGCGAGATTACTTCACATTGGAGATGAACAGATTGGTAAAAAATAAAAAATACTCAAGAACCAGTTTAAAATATTGCGGTATTCCAATGGAAAAAGCATTGGACCAACATGGTTGCGATATAGTTCGTGATTTCTTTGGTAAAGTTCTCAAAGCAGCTACATTAGCTGCAGAGAATAATATACATATGGATGGTCAGGCAATTTCTAATTTAATGACAATGTATCGAAATAGGGTGATTTGATGAAAAAAGAACGCTATATGTCAAAAAACGAAATGTTAGATGCTATGAAGGTTGGTACATTCTCGGGAGAATTAGAAGCTATTGCTAATAGAACACCTGAATCGGAGTGGAGAAAGCGCTTGCGATCTGCAGCAACTAATTGCCAAAAGGTGTTAGAAGAACGATTATTTTGCTTGGATAAGGATCAACTGCAGACTGTACAGCGCCGTCATAATCATAACAAAATGGTTTATGTGACCAGTGACGATAAGAGATATGTACCAACTGATAAGGAGAATCCTCAGGAGCTTGTGACAGTATCTATTGATGATTTATATACGGTAATAGATCATGCGTTTGAATCGTGTCATCTATGTACACAAGGTATTAAAGTTGAAGAGTGTCGATATCGTAAGTTATACCATCGGTTAGGTGTTCCGGTCGCAAGAGATAATCCTGCAACTGGTCAATGTGAATTTATGTGGGAGGAAAAATAAAATGAATATTGATAAAAATAAGTTAGTATCAGCAAGAGAGAACGCCCTGATGAATCAATTTGAACTGTCGCAAGCCAGCAAGGTAGATTTAAGTCTTATAAGACGTTTGGAAAGTATTGGCGGTGCAACGCCGAAATCCATTGCCGAAAAACTCGCTATTGCATTAAGCACCCGGCTGGACGATATAACGACCAGCGAAGATATAGGGCAAGAATCTACTGTCGAAGGCGGCAATTTATCTGATGGCGGTGTTGCCGTCTCAGAGCAGAAAGCTTTTTTGTTGGTTAATACAAGAAGAAGCTTAGACCAATCTCCGGCACCGAGGCTAATCAGAATTGATCAGATAACATCTATGAGTGTTGATTTTAAAGAGCCTAAAATTTGGGTGATTTATGAGACCGGCAGTAATGGAATGACCTCTACAGTAACAGAATATTTTAAATCATTTGATGATCGGGATACAGCATGGGCTTCTATTATGACCAAAATATCTGAAACTAATAATGTCATTAGGAGTGATGCGAATGGCTGCAATAACGCTGTTTGATCAGATTAATAAAGATAAAGTCATAAACTTTTGTGTTGAAAATGGCAAATGTTCAGATTGTGGTAATTGCTGCAGTAATTGTTTGCCATTAACTCAAGCTGAAATCAAAGTTATCAAAAAGCATATTAGGAAGAATCATATTCTTCCGGAGCATCATACTCCAGTATTGTCGGCAACTAATGCTGTTGATTGGGTTTGTCCATTTAGGGATGAGATAAATAAGCGTTGCAAAATATATGAAGTACGTCCGGCTATTTGCAAATTTTTCAAATGTGATGGCAAATTTGGGCAAACTAATGGTTTAGGCATAATGAAGTTAGTTGATGTTCGCAAAACTTTTTATCCAAATACGGTTTTAAATGATGATCATTATCAGAAAATTAGCAAGGTTATGTTGTTAATGGCCAGGAATTTTAGGTGAAATAGATATTGGAATTATTTAGAGCTGACAATGGGGTGTGATGATTAAAATGACGAAATTAATTGTTTGCAGGGAGTGCGGTGAGCAGATTTTCTTTATTCGTACTCAAAGTGGTGCAAAAATGCCAGTCAATAAAGATCAGGTTGGGTATAATCTTGGCGGCAAAGATCGCATTGTAACGCCTAATGGTGAGATCATTGCGGTTACAATTACAGATCATCCAGAATCTGGCGTTGGGTATGTACCGCATTGGAGTACCTGCAGTGGAGCAAACAGAGCCCGCAAAGTATCACCGGTGCCGAAGAATAAAAAGAAAACCGTTCCAGAAGAAAGCTTATTTCAGGGAGTAGATTAAATGGGATGGGATAATTTACCGCCGCATCTAATGAAAAGAATACGTTCTGACAGTGTAACGCCTGCTTCGGCTTTACCATGTTGTGAACCGATTATGAAGTATAAGAATAAAATTACGGAAGTAGACGGCATACGGTTTGACAGCGAAAAAGAAGCTGACTATTACTGGCAGTTACACTGGATGATGCGCGAAGGTACAGTAAAAGAGGTTGAACTACAGCCAAAATTTGTTTTACAGCCTGGTTATAAGAGGGAAGGTAAAAAGATAAGGCCGATTATTTACAAGGCTGATTTCAAAGTTACGGAAGCCAGCGGCCACGTTTATTATGTTGACACCAAGGGCATGAGGACGCAGGTGTATTTGTTGAAGAAAAAGATGCTGCTTTATAAGTACCCAGATATTGACTTTCGAGAAGAATAGGAGATGTTGAAATGGCTGAAACGGAACTGACGAAAGAAATAAAAAAAGCGCTGTTGTATTATACCAAAGCTGATCAGGCCGGCGTGTATGGGTGCTATGAAGTTTGCCTGGGGGCTGGTTATGGTGATGAATATGTTGATTTTATGACTATGAATAGTAAAAATGAATTCAAATCGTATGAAATTAAGGTAAGTTTATCGGATATGAAAAGTAAGGCAAAACTATCTTTTTGTGGCAATTATAATTATTTAGTTTTACCAACAGAGCTTTTGTATAATCCGAGTGCAAAAGAAGAAATTTACCGCCATATATCGCATGGTATTGGGATACTGGGATATAATCCGGAAAATGCTAAGATAACAGAATTGAATAAGTCAGGACATATGACTTTAAACATCGGCCGTAAAGTTGAGCTTATGCACTACATGATTCGTAGTTTGAGCCGATATCCCGTTAAATTAGCAAAGGCGGTGGAGTAGATGAAAAATCGAAAAACGGCAAAAAAGCTAACACCTAAAGCAAATGAAATCGTTCGGGTGGTGAGAGATATGTCCGAAAAAGTATTGCGAGATCGTTTGATTGAGATTATTGCCGAATCGATACAGCAATATCATTACGAGGTCAATAATATTGTTGAATTGGCACCGCTAATAAGTGACGCAGTAATAAAGGAATTAGGGCTTGAAGTTGTGGTTCGTAGCGTTCCAGATGTAGAAGTGATTATGAAGAATCGTTAAAAAAGTAATGACTTTTTTGATGGAAGCCACGGAAAATGAAAGGAGAAAGACATGATAGCAATTAAAGAAATGGATATGCCTAAGAATTGCTTAAAGTGTCCTTTTATAGATGAAAGAGGGCAGTATTGTCAAGTTGATGGCAAAGCATTAGTGCCTAATATTCTTTGTATAGATATCGAGGGCGTACGAGAGAATTTTAAGGTTTTAGAAAGCGGTAGACATACAGATTGCCCATTAATTGAGATAAAGGAGTGTAAAGAAAAATGAATAGCATGGATTTTATTTATTTACTAATGAATTGTGTCGTTACAGCATCTATTATTGTGGCTATAGCGTCAGCTCTTTGGTCTATGTTGGTACTTCTGACTGACAGCAGTGACAGACATAGCCGCTTATATGTCATTACTCACACTATAGGGGCTATAACACTTATGTTATTTGGAATAAAATTTCTCGTAGGATGGTTGAAATGACCAATCATAAAATATGTGTTTACAGACAAGGGGGCATAAAAAATGTATGAAATAGGACCGAATTTATCAATGGTATTAATGGCTATATTGACCGTAGTTTTTATAGCTGTTTTTGGATATTTTGGCACAAGAAGGTGAAGAAAAATGACTGAATTAAAGCGTTGCCCGTTCTGTGGTGGGGAAGCAATTATTAAACAGGATGAATACTGGTATTTGGAATGGACAGTATCTTGTTGCAACGAAGATTGTGTATGTTACATCGGCAGAAGCTACAGAACAAAAGAGGAAACTATAGCTGCATGGAACAGACGGGACGGTGAATAGATTATGAAAACAGTAATAGCAACAGTTATTGAAAAAAATGAGTATAGGATAAAAATAGACGTAGAAAATGACGCTACAGAGGACGAAATTTGGGATGCTGTAAAAGAAGCATACATTGAAGATGATTATAATAATGTGGATAGTCATTATGATATAACGATAACAAAAATAGTTGGTGAATAGATTATGCGATTAATAGATGCTGAATGGACAACATACGTACTAAGAAAAATAGCACAAGCCGAAGATAAAGATTTAAGTAAAGGGGAGTTTGGGCAGGGATATGTGAGTGGGGTATATCATGCTATACATGTTATTAAGAGTACGGAAGCGTGTTTGCCTAGAGTGTGTAAACACTGTAATTTAGTACAATACCACGACAATAACTACTGCGATAGATGTGGACGGCTTATAGACAAAACCCCTGCTGTAGAAGACCGTAAGCATGGGCATTGGATTGAACACCCTGAACACCCCATCGGTGATTGTAACGTATGTGGTGAGCGTGTACCGATCTACAGCGGCAGTAAAAAATATAAAAACTGCCCTTACTGTGGGGCTATTATGGACGGTAAACCCGAATGAACATACTAAAGTTAGAAAGATCAATAGCTTTATTAAAACCAATTATTTGGAAAATGCCTATGAATAAGAAAAGAGAGGCTTATATAACTTTATTGACAGCTGCTCAAAAGCAACTACCACAAGAAGTAAATTTGGTAGTCGAAGAGCATTTTATACCAAACTGTCCTTTTCCACAACAAATACCTAAAGGCTGGGCATGTCCTGTATGCGGAGGTGAGGTAGATGATGATGCTCATTATTGTAAATACTGCGGTCAAGCTATATGTAATGATTGAAAGGTGTTGAGGATATGAGTAGGAGCAGAGAATTATTTCATTTTTGTGCGGCTATGGATGTTGAAAGTATTAAGCGACAGGGGCTTACGCTTGGAATGTGTCCTGTAGATACAAAGCGTGGAATTAGAATGATTAAAAAATGCCAGTGGCTAACAGTAAATTCTGATCCATTAAAACAGACGTGGGCAACAAGCCATGGGCTTAATTATAGCCGAACAGCTTATAGGCTACGCATAATAATTCCAGGAAAACATTTACGTAATTTGGTTGCAGCGGGAGAATTCGTAAAAACACTGCCAGTAGAAGCACGTTATTTTGTGGAAGATTGGCCAGGGTCAGAAGATTGGTACATATATAGGGGAGAGATTCTTCCGCAGTGGATAAAAGAAATCGAAAAGATGGAGGAGCATACAAAGAATGATTGAAGTAGGAGAGAATTTAGCACTATTAATTTATTTCGCAATTTGGTCGGAGGTAGTGAAAGGAGAAATTTCATTATGTCGTTTTTGTCTGTTTTAGGATTAATATTCATAGTATTAAAGTTGCTTGGTGTTATAACGTGGTCTTGGTGGATTGTTTTAGCACCGCTTTATTTTGGATTGGTACTGACAATTTTATTGTTTTTGGGTGTTACTGGCTGGGTATTTTTAAAAGGTGACAAATAATGAATAACAAAGCCTACTGCATACGAAGTAACAAATTTATAGAGAAATACTGTACTAACACTAACTGCGACCGGCACGAAAAAAATGAGCCAGTCAATGGCGGTAATCACCGGCAGTGGGTTAATTTTGACGAATGTAATGATTACAGAACTAAGGACGTTGAAATTATTTGTCGTATTGGAAACTGTCTTGATTGTTCTCCAGCAATAGCGGAATCCATATATGAAAAGGCTGATGAGCTAAGCTTAGAAACAAAATATTCTATGGAAAGAGTAACAAACGATATATGTAAAATTTATAGGGTGTATGGGTATGAATTCTTGATTGATATGACAGGCGATGCATATTTAGGAGTCATATATGATTTAAGTAATAAATAATGGAGGTGTAGCATGGCTAAAATAGATGGACCTTGTAAAAATTGTAATGAACGTCGTGCTGCTTGTTGGGATAAATGTGATAAATATAAATCTTATAAGGCTGCTGCTGAAAAGATTAAATTTGAAAGGCGAAGGTACGAACAAAAAGAAAGGGACCTTGCTATAGATATTAGTAGAGCTATTGGGCGCACAATAAAACATCGATGATTAATTAAAAGAAAGGAGCGTGAAGATGTGACTTTAGAGTATAAAGTTGTTTATCAATATTCTAATGATCCAGAGTTACGGCAACACTCTGAAACTGTTTATGCTGTTGATCCTATTGACGCTATGAATAAAGTTGAAACTATGATTAATTCTAAGACAAAAGAATCATTTGAAATTATGGCTGTTATTTTGGATGGAAGAGTAATTAAGTAAATTGATAGTTTGGGATGTAGAGATGGGAACATGTCTAAGGTCAATACATGTTTTCGGAGGGAAAATATATATGAGCATTATCAGCCGGAAGACCCTGAATATAATAAATAAAAAATATAGGCAAAGAAATTCTATCGAACAGGCTGTGTGGAGAACAAAACTAGAACGGCTGGACCGAGGTTCTTATACTGGTAATATCGGTTACTCGCAGCCTGATCCTACTGGTAATGCTGCTATTAGAAATGCAGAAGAAGTTTTGAAAGTAGAGATAACCAATGAACATGGATTTATAGTGACCATAGATTATCCTGAACGCTGGTTGAAGGTTATGGATACAATAATATATCATTACCAACAAAATGACGATGATCGGCATCAAAAGACACAGGAAATAGTTATGCGGCGGTATTTTAAAGGGGAGTCGCCAGATGTAACTGCTGGTCTGCTGGGTATCGGAAGGACAACTTATTTTGAACTATTAGACAAATTTTTGGCTGATACAGCAGCTGTTGCATTCCATGAAGGAGTATTGGAGCTCCCAATAAAATTGATTGACTTTAAATACGAGAAGTAAAGAAGTAAGTTCACAATAATTTCACAATTAGTCCCGGACTTTTTATCTTTTACACCGTGGTAAAATAATAGTGTAAAATTTTATAAAAAGTAAAAAAGCCGGGCGGACCACAAAAGAGTGAATCCGTTCCGGCTTTTTATATGTCATAATTGTCGATTTTTTAGGAGATAAGAAATGAAAGAGATTGCAATACATTGTGCCTATGACGAGCTTAAAAGTATAGCTGAAGTTGTAGCCAATCCCAGAAATCCGAATACGCATCCGGAAAAGCAATTGAAGCTTTTAGCAAAGATAATAGAAGCTCATGGATGGCGGGCACCAATTACTGTTTCAAAACGAAGTGGTTTTGTGATTCGTGGTCATGGCAGATTAGCTGCAGCTCAATTACTTGGTTGCGAAAATGTGCCGGTGGATCTGCAGGATTATAAAAATGATGCCGAGGAATGGGCGGACATGATTGCTGATAACCGCATTGCAGAGCTTTCGGAGATTGATCAGGATGAGCTAATGCAATTGGTTGTTGACCTGGACAGTATGGATTATGACACAGGGCTGTTAGGTTATTCTGATAAATCAGTTGCGGAGATGTTGGCTGAATATGCTAAACAGGACATCAAGGAAGATGATTTTGATGTCGATTCTGCTTTAGATGAAATTGTTGCTCCGCAGAGTAAGCTTGGCGACATTTACCAGCTTGGTCAGCACCGATTAATGTGCGGGGACAGTACAAGCGAAGTTGACGTGCTGAAGCTTATGGACGGCGGACTTGCTGACATGGTATTTACAGACCCGCCGTATAATGTAGATTACCAAGGCGGGACCGATGAAAAACTAAAAATCCAAAACGATAATATGCCGACAGAAGAATTCAACGAGTTCTTGCTGGCAGTCATGAAGAACTTATTGAAAGTTACAGCGCCTGGCGGTGCGATTTATGTTTGTCATGCCGATAGCGCCGGGAGTGATTTCCGAGGCGCAATGACAAAGGCTGGTTGGTCGTTAAGGCAATGCCTTATTTGGGCAAAAAATCAGTTCACACTGGGGCGCCAAGACTATCAATGGCAGCATGAACCTATTTTATACGGATGGAAGCCTGATGCTGGCCACAATTTTTACGGCGGACGGAGACAGAGCACCGTTATCCCTTCGCTGTTTCCGGTGACAGTTACTGAAGATGCCGATGGCAAGAAGCTGGTAACATTTAACTTTGGTATCGGTCAGGTAGTATTAAAGGTACCGGAATATATTGTTGTCGATACTGAGGATGCTGCTACCGTAGTCCATGTCGAGAAACCGGCCCGGAACGGAGAACATCCAACAATGAAGCCGTTAGCCTTGTGCGCTAAATTTATCGCCAATTCTAGCCTTGAAGGACAGTCGGTAATAGATTTGTTCGGCGGCAGCGGAAGCACGATGATGGCTGCTGAGCAGATCGGCAGAAAATGCTATACGATGGAGCTTGATCCAAGATACTGTGACGTGATTATTAGGCGTTACGAAGAAATGACCGGGAACAAAGCAGTAAAAGTAAATAAGTGATTTTCACTTATCCTCTCAATAAGCACATTTGCTAATTGGGGGGGTAAGTCAGCCAATGAAAAAAAGAGCCAGGCGTTGGAGCGCCTGACTCTTAGGCTGGAAAACCTCTCCCAGCGTAGGGAGATAGCACTAAGTCTGTGGCCACAGTTTCGCAGCTGCTATCTCAACTAATAATTATAATCTAACTGGGGTGAGAAAACAATGGAAAAAGAAACGAATGTTTGCAAAAATGATGCTTTACGGAGGGCTTTGTGGCGGCGTGCTACTGGTTATGAAGTAGAAGAAACAGAAATAATTGCTTCAAAGGATGGAAGACCGCCGAAAATAAAGAAACGTAAACGTCATATACCTCCAAGTTTGGAGGCTGCTCGAGAGTATCAACGACTTTATGGGAAGTTAGGGCCTATAGAGGAATAAAATTTAAGATTAATACAAAAGCACTCATAGTAAAATGAGTGCTTTTGTTATACATATAGAAAAAGGAAGGTGGCGGTTGATGCCTAAAGCGAGAAGTCCTGAACGTGATCGGGCATATGAAATATATAAAGAGAGTAATGGCCTTATTACATTGAGGGAAATCGCATCACGGCTGGGCGTACCTGAAAAGAGTGTTTCTGGGTGGAAATGCAAAGATAGTTGGGATAAAAAAATTAATGGAGTACTCCAATCGAATATTCGGAGTACTCCGAAGAGAAAAAATGTCGCTAAAAAAATCATTGAAGATGTTGAAAATAACGAAGAACTGAATGATAGAGAACGACTTTTTATTTTGGCATATTTGGAAACGCATAATGCTAAAATATCATGTTTACGAGCTGGCTATGACGTCCAAGAACGTTATGCACGTCAACTTGGATATAAGATATTAAACAGACATAGAGTGAAACTAGAAATTGAAAGATTAAAGAAAATTCGTAATGAAGCGATGTTTTTATCGTCAGAAGATGTGCTTGAAAAGTATATGCAAATTGCATTTGCTGATATTACTGATTTTATCGAATTATCTGGCTCTGGTGAATGCGTTAATATAAAAAGCCTTGATAAATTGGATGGTGGAGTTATTGAAAGTATAAAGAATGATAAATTTGGGATTTCACTTAAACTTTCAAACCGGAATAAGGCACTTGCTTTTTTGGCCAAGTATTTTGAAATGAATCCTATGGATAAACATCGTAAGGAATATGATAATAAGCGTTTAGAGTTAGAGCGTGTAAAACGTGATGATTCAAATGGACAGCAATCGAATGGAAGTGAAGGTCCTTCGGTTGTTTTTTATTTACCGGATAATGGTAGAGGCGATAATAATGGTGGTGTGAAAAATGATTAATGAAGCACCTAAAATTATTAGACCACAAGTAGGGCCACAAGAACTGTTTTTATCAACCCCAGCTGATATTGCTTTCTATGGAGGTGCTGCCGGTGGAGGGAAAACATATGCTTTGTTGTTAGAATCACTTAGACATACAAATAAAGGTGGATTTGGTGCAACTATATTTCGTAGAAATAGCAATCAGATAAAAAATGAAGGCGGTTTATGGGATACAGCAAAAGGGTTATATGTTCCGATTGGCGGCATACCTGTAGAAAATCCACAACCTAGATTTAGATTTAAATCTGGATCAAAAATATCTTTCGCTCACTTGCAACTTGAACGGGATAAATTTGCATATCAAGGTGCTCAGATTCCTTTGATTGGGTTTGATGAAATTACACATTTTACATCAGGCCAATTTTGGTACATGTTATCACGGAATCGTTCTACATGTGGAGTGAAACCATACATCCGTGGAACGACCAATCCTGATGCTGATAGTTGGGTAGCTCCGTTTATTCAATGGTATTGGGATGCCGATACTGGTTATCCAATCCCAGAGAGAAGCGGAGTGATTCGCTATTTTACTAGGTTGGGCGATGAAATCATTTGGGGGGATACACCGGAGGCTGTTATGGCTCATTCCCCTGAGATTATCAGAGAACAGGTCAAGAGTTTCACTTTTATTGCAAGTAAACTGACAGACAATAAAATTTTGATGGAAAAAGATCCAGGCTATTTGGGTAATCTTAGAGCTCTTGGAGCCGTAGAGCGCGAAAGGCTGGAGCATGGAAATTGGAAGATACGGCCGGCGGCTGGCCTGTATTTCAAACGTTCTTCTGTTCAGATTGTTGATGCTATACCGAGCAATGTCATTGCTTGGGTGCGATCATGGGATTTAGCTGCTACGATTCCGTCACCAATTAATCCTGATCCTGATGCAACGGCGGGGGTATTAATGGGTAAAACAGATAATGGGCTTTATATTGTGGCCGATGTAAAACGTGTTCAGTTAGCAGCTGCCGGAGTACGCAATATAACAAGGAATACAGGGGTTATTGACCGTGCCAAATTAGGTTTTGTATATATTACGGTGCCACAAGATCCAGGGCAAGCTGGCAAAGAACAAGCCGAAAGTTATATTAAGCATTTTACAGGATTTGCTGTTGATACTGTTCGGCCAAGCGGCAATAAGATTACACGTTCAGAGCCATTTTCAGCTCAATGGCAGGCTGGTAACGTATTGGTTCTTGCAGCTGACTGGAACGAAATGTATTTTTCGGAACTGGAAGCGTTTCCGGAGTCCGCACATGATGACATGGTTGATGCATCTAGCGATGCTTTTAATAAATTGCAGAGCATTAGTCCGTGGGGAGGTTTAACAAGCTAATGGTCAAAAACAATAGTAAAAAGAAGTCTGTTGATAGAACAGATGGATTTTTTAATACTTTTATTAGCCGAGGTGCGCGGCAATATACTAGAGATAATAGTTTCTTTTTGGAAGAACCTTTAACCTACCAATTTTTAGAAGGTATTTGGTCAAACAGGTTGGCTCAGAGAATATCGAGTTTGCCAGCAGAAGCTGCCTTGAAAAATGGTTATAAAATTGAGGGAGACAAAGATAACCTTATCATTCAATATCTTGATGAAAGGCTTGCTGAATCTATTTTGGCAGAAGCTTTAACATGGGCTCGTCACTTTGGCCGTAGTTGTATTTTTATGATTATGGATGACGGCGGGACTGAAGAGGAACCAGTAAATTGGGCTCGTCTTAGATCAATAAAATCAATGGAAGTATATGATGCGCAAAGCATTATTGAGGATTTTAGTGGGTATTTGATTAATGATGATCCAACTGATAAGCAGTTTGGCAAACCAGAATGGTATCAGATAACGCCGCCATTGAGTGGTAGACCTCTTTATATCCATCACAGTCGATTGTTAATATTTGATGGTGACTTGTTGCCGAAAAATTTGCGGATTAGTCGTAATGGTTGCGGTATGAGTTGTCTTGAAGGTCTTATAAAAGGAATATATAGATGTGATACAGCTCAGGCGACAGCATTACATGCACTCGAACGCATGAGCACATCTCTTACAAAACTAAACGAATTAGGATCTAAATTAGCTACTCCGCATGGTGAAGAAGAGGTGCAGCGGCGTTTGGATTTAATTGATATGGCACGTAATATTTTAAATACTATTGCTTTATCTACGGATGATGAATATCAGGTTTTTAATGTACCGATGTCAGGAATTCCAGATGTCTTGGACAACTTTGGACAGTATATTTGTGCAATGACAGGTATTCCTTTTACAGTGTTGTTTGGACGTGCGCCAGCTGGGTTAAATAGTACAGGCCGTGGAGATTTAGAAAATTACTACAATGATGTCGTTGGTAAAGTTCAAAGGCGCCAGTTAAAACCTCAACTGGAAAAGTTAATAAAAACAGTTCAACTGTGTAAGGACGGACCAACTGGTGGAAGGGAACTTGAAAACTGGACTATTAAATTTAATCCACTATGGATACCAACTGAAAAAGAGATCGCAGAAACAAATAAATTAAATGCCGAGTGCGTAAAAGCTGAAATAGATACGATTAATTCTTTGATGGAAGCTCAGCTACTCGATTCAAGCGAAGTACGGCCATATTTAGCAGAAAAATATGATTTGCCGATTAAGGGTAGTCTGTTGAATTTGAGTGATGATGATGATGAAACAGAATAATCAAATTAGATTTCTGCAACCGACAGTTAAAATTTTATATCCCGAAAGCTCAGAGCGTGAATATTATCGTTTGCTGAGAGCCATGGTCAGAATGTTGAATAAGTTATCTTTAGAAAATATTGAAACATTGAAAGATGTATTAAGGTATGATTCTACTGATAGTGAACGTATATCAGGCAAAGTGTTAGAAGAACTTGAAGTTAGTGGCGTAAAGGACGAAGTTATATCTGGTATTAAACGGGTCATGAAAGGTGTAGATAATACTGCGAAAGATAATTTAAGCCGCAGTTTTAGAAACTGCCTGCAGGTAGATGTATTTATAAATGATACAGGATTTCTTGAATCTGTAACATCTGAATGGTATTCTCAGCAATCTCAACATGTAAACAGTATTGTCAGCACTTATACAGATAAATTAGCGACTATAATCAGCAATGCTGTTCAACGAGGGTCTTTGTATAAGGATGTACAAAAAGAAGTAAAAAATCTTTATAATATAACGGATAATCGTGCAAAGTTCATTGCTCGTAACGAAATTGGAAATTTGAATGCTGTTACGACAAAAAGAAGGCAAGAAGAAGCTGGGATTTATTGTTATGAATGGCGCACTTCAGAAGATGAACGTGTACGTGTATCTCATGCAGAACTTAATGGGGATCTTTTTTTTTGGCATGATAGTAAAGTTGGAGAAATCAATGGTAGAAAAATTTATCCGGCTCCAAAGCTACATCCAGGAATGGATTATAGATGTCGGTGCATTGCCATTCCAATTATTGATTTAAATAATTGGAATGCTGCTGTTGTAACACCGATTGGAGAAGTTAAAGCGAATAAACGTCTTGAATTAAGTCCTTATGAAGTTAAGGAATTTAGGTTCTTTAATAAATTTGATGATGTTCCTGAAATAGATCGAGTAAGAAAATCTATAATTGATTTAGATGCTGATACAGGTATAAAATTTATCGTGCCAACGGATTTAGATAAAAATCTGCAAAATTTAACTAAGGATAAGTTATTACCGTATATTGTAAGTTTACCCGAAATTTTAAAAGAAAGAATAAAACAAGTCAGAATTTTGGATGTATATTGTCCTGCAGATAAAAAATGGGTTGAACTTTATCCGGATTTTACTCGAGCATATGCAACGGCAGAAGAATATGTTGTTACCTTTTGGCGTAATAATGGATTGGTTTTGTCTGATAGTAGAGTTCGAGAAATTTTGCTGCACGAAGGTGGACATCTATTAGATATTTTCTATGGTAATATTTCTTTGAAAGAAAAATGGTTAAAAGCTGTTAAAGCAGATGCTAGTATACATGGATTGCCTGTTACTGAGTACGCTAGAAATGGACCGGCAGAAGATTTTGCTGAAAGTATAATGATATATTATACTTATGGTAATAAAGAGTTTGCTAAATATTATCCTAATCGGTATGGTATTTTGAAGGAGCTGCTGAAAGATGATTGAAGTTGGGAAGTTTGAAGAAAGACGAATACATAAAACTCCGCATGGTGGTACATATAGCATTGCTCGTTTTTATGACGGTAAAACAAATATGCCATGTGATAAGGAATCTGCTGATGTAGTTACGATCACAGAATATAATGATAAGGATGAGGATATATATAATACCAGATTATATCGAGGTGATGGCGTTAAGCACGGTACGATACCAGGCTTTTTGTTAAAGGGAAAATAAAAATTATAGTTAATCTAAGCACTTACAATTGTAGGTGCTTTTTTTATATCCATTTTTTATGAGAGGGGGTGATAAAATGCGGAAAGTGCAGCGATATGACAGTATGCAATTTGTTGCCGGTGCTGTAACGACACCTGAAGGGTTTTTGCTTGATTCTCCGATTGTGGCCAGGACAGGTATTTATACTTATCTACAACCTGACGGTTCTGTAAGGCGCGAATATAGACCACCGGATGAGGTGTTTGCTGAAGATGCTCTCGTTAGCTTTAAAGGGAAACCTATTACAGTATTACATCCTAAAGGTGGGAGGGTAACAGCAGACACTGCACATAAAGTAACCATAGGAACTATAATGTCGCCAGCATATAGGAAAAATGATACCGATGTAGCTTGTGACATAATAATCCACTCGCCACAGGAAACTAAAGGGTTCAGAGAGTTGTCTGTTGGATATAGCGTAGAGTTAGAAGAAACTCCTGGTTTGACGCCAGATGGTGAACCTTATGATGCAGTGCAACATCTGATAAGGTGTAATCATTTGGCTGTAGTACCAAGTGCAAGAGCTGGAAGAAAGGCCCGGCTAAATTTGGATGGGAACGAAGTATTAGACGGTTTTGAAAGTGAGGAAAATAAAAACATGGTAAAAATCAGAATTGATTCAAACGAATTTGAAGTTGAGCAGGCGGTGGCTAATCACATTACTGCATTGACAAATAAATGTGACGCTGCGAATGTAAAAGCAGATGCTGCTGAAACAAAATTTACTCAGGTTATGACTGAGTTGGAAAAGGTAAAGACAGATGCTGCAGATCAAAAAGTAAAACTTGATGCAGCAGAAGCTGAAAGGGATGCTCTGAAAGGCAAACTTGATGCGGCTGCAGCTGAAAAAGAAGCTGCTATCGAAAAAGCTGTTGGAAAAGCTAAGGCAGAAGTTAAGGAACGTGCGGAGCTGGATGCTTGCGCTAAAAAAGCGCAGGTAGAAAAAACTGACGGTCTTGATAATAAAGCTTTAAAAATTGCTATTGTTAAGGCTTTGCGTGGAGATAGCGTTGATTTTGAAGGTAAGACGGATGATTACATCAATGCCTATTATGACAGTATCAAAAATGATTTAAATGATACTGACGAAGCAGTACGGCAACAACTTAACAAGGCGCGTCAAAAATTAGACGGACAGGAATCTCAAACCCCTGCTGCAAAACATCGTCAAGATATGATTGATCGTATGACCAACAAAAAGGAGGAAAAATAATATGCAACTGAAATATGGTGAAATGGATGTAGCCCTTGTTGGGCAGATTGCTGATTTGAGTAATAAAACAATTGATAGCTTTGCTGCAGAAGAAGCTCTTGATCCAGGGGTGCCGGTAATTCGTGGTTCGAATCCAGAAAAGCAGATAAAAAAAGCAGGAACAGGTACTCTAAAAGATGTAATTGGTATTACTGTTCATCAACACAAAGAACCCGATGATCCATACTATCCTGTTGGTTATTCCGTAGGAGTAATGACTCGTGGTCGTATTTGGGTACCGGTTACTAAAGCAGTAACTGCAGGTAAGGTTGCCAATTATAAAATTGCAGATAATGGTTTTACTGATGAGGCTGTTGCAAGTGGAATTGAAGCTGTTGGCGTATCTTGCGTTTTTTTGACTAGCAGTGCTGCTGCTGGTATTGCTGAAATTGAAATTGGACATGCAAATGTTACTGTTACCGCTGGTGCGTAACGAATAAAGGAGGATATGTATATGAGTAATGAAATGAGATATGATGAACAAGATTTAATGGCTTGTAAAACTTCTGGGCTGTTTCGTGAAGATGCAGGAGAAAGTGTATTTTTTGCTCAGGAGCTTCAGAAAGTAAAAGCCAAAACATATGATGTAAAAACACCTGCGAATAATGCAATGAGCATTTTCCCGGTTACCAGTGAAGCAGATCCTGGCGCTGATACTGTTGCTTTTGATAGCTACGATTCTGTTGGCATGGCTAAGATTATTACAAACTATGCTGATGATTTGCCACGTGCAGATGTTAAAGCCCAGCGCACAATTGTCAAAGTGTTTGATATTGCTACTTCCTATGGTTATTCTATAAAAGATATTCGCCGGGCGAAGATGACTGGGAAACCGTTGACAACACGCAAAGCAGAATCTGCTCGCAGAGCTAATGATGCTTTGGTTAATAAAATTGCATTTCAGGGCGATGCAGAACATGGCATTCTTGGTATTTTTAAACATCCAAATATTACAAAGTATGTTTTGCCTGCAGATGGTGAAGGTTCTGCTACTACTTGGGATAAGAAAACACCAGTACAGATTCTTCGTGATATGAATAATGCGGTTTCTATGATTGTTGATATAACTAAAGGCGTTGAAATTCCGGATACTATTTTGTTGCCGATTGATAAATATAACATCATTGCAACTACGCTTTTGCCGGATTCTGGCGGGCAGACTATTTTGAGTTTCTTCCAGGAGAAAAATCCTTATATTCAAACAATCAAGTCTATCCATGAAGCATCTGGTGCTGGGACTGGTGGTAAAGATATTATGTTCATCTACAGAAATGATGAAAACGCACTTTCCTTGGAAATTCCTCTGCCTTTTGAGCAGCTTGCCCCTCAAAGGAAAAATTTGGAAATGGTGATCCCTTGTGATTCTTCCACTGCCGGTGTTATGGTATATTATCCTTTGTCTATCTGCATGGCAGAAGGCATCTAAATTAAATAGCTCCCCAATTTTAAGGGGAGCTATTTTTATATCTGAAAGGAGTGTAAAAATATGTTGTTAAAAAATATTTCTAAACGTTTAATTGTTGTTGAGGATAAAAAAATTATTCCAGGATACTTTGCTGAGGTAAGTGATACTTATGCTGCTCATCCGGTTGTAATTGATATGATTGCTAATAAAGAATTAGAAAAAGTGGAAAATTGCAAAGATGCTGCGACTATTAGTGAAGAAACTGGTAATGGCCAAGGCTCAGAAGAAGTTGATTTTAAAGATATGAAGGTATCTGAATTAGAGACTTATGCTTCTGAACATGGTATTGACTTAACTGGCGCGAAGACCAAAGAAGAAAAAATAGCGTTGATTAAAGCAAATGAAAGTAACTAATCATGAATGCAGAAGAACACAAATTTGTTGAATTATTTCACTTGTTAGCACCTGAGTTAGCAGATGCTAAAGAAGATATGATTATAGCAATGCGTAACCTCTGTGAACCGATGTTGAATAAAGAAAGGTTTGGTGATCTATATGATCAGGCTTTAGCATATTTTGTTGCTCATCGGTTAGCGTACATCAATGTTATCGCAGAGAATGGGGCAGGATCTTCGGCTGCTACTGCAGGTAGTTTGGTTTCTGAAAAAGAGGGAGATTTGGCACGTTCTTATAGTTCTTCAGGAGTTGGCACTGGTTCATATATTGACAATTTAGATAAAACTGCCTATGGCATGGAATTTAAACGTATAAGAGATATGTGTATAGTTTCAATTGTTACGAGGTTTGGTTAATATGAGCGGCGTGTTGGATATTGACCTCGGATGGAAGGATCTACTCAAAGAATTGAGAGGATTGTCTAAAAAGGAGATTAAGGCTGGCATTCAGGGGGGTAAAACGAAAGATGGAACTGCAGATCTTGTTACTGTTGCTGCAGTTCAAGAATTCGGCGCAATGATATTTCAACATCCAGGAGAGGTTACCGTTTACCGAAAGGTAAAAAAAGATGGTAGTTTTGCAAATAATGGAAGATTTGCAAAAAAATCGAAAGCGAATTTTAGTAGTACTCATAGAAGTATGGGGCGGTTAATTATTATTCCAGAACGTAGTTTTATAAGGGCAACTTTTGACGAGAAATCTGATGAAATTGGTGAACGTGCTGAGTCAGCTGTTACGGCTATCATTAATGGCGCTGACGTTAGTAAGGCGCTTGCACGAACCGGACAATATATTGAAGGGGAGATTAAGCGCAAAATTGGTAGCGGACCGTTTACACCAAATAGCCCAGCAACTATTAGGAAAAAGAAAAGTAGCAAACCTCTTATTGATACTGGTCACATGAGACAGTCGGTTCGTTATGAGATTGGAGATAGATCAGATGAGTAGCTTTAGAAAGCCGTTAACGATTTATCGTTATGAAGGAAAACCGGTTTTACAGGGTAACGGTAAATTTATTCTTCCTGCTCAGGAGAGTTTTGTTATAAAGGCATCTGTGCAACCGTTAAAAGCTACGGAAATGGATGCGTTACCAGAAGGTAGGCGTGGGAGTCATGCTGTAAAAGTTTATTCTGATACGGAATTATATATGGCCGACCAGGGGACTGGCATACAGGCTGATCAATTCGAGTGGCTCGGACGGAAGTATGAAATTGTTGCTGCAGATGCATACCAGTGTGGTGTTATAAGTCATTGGAGAATGTATGCAGTGGAGGTGAGATCTCATTAGTGAAGTTAATGTCAGGGAAAGAGTCATAGATTTTTTTGCATATTGCTTACGTGATCTATATAAGGGATTACCGGTTATACAATCGAAGCAAGACATTGCAATTGAATACGAACGATACCTTCTTATTGATTTAATGACCGAGAAGAATATCGGCAATAGTGAAAAATGGGTACCTGAAAAAGAAGAGGTACATATTTTGGGATTAGTAGAAACAACTTTAAACATAAGAGCCTTTGGCACTGGTAGTGTCGAGGTTCTTTCGCTTTTAAATGGGTACTTAACATTACCAACTATAGTCGATAAATTCCAAGAAGCTAACATTGCTGTAAATAGTATTGGTAGTGTCATGGATCTTACTGATTTAATTGATGGTAGTCGTTACGTTGAAGAAGCTGCAATTGATTTAACTGTTTCTTACGATCGAGATGCGATTTGTAATCCTGGCTGGTTTGAAACGGTGTTTATTGAGGGGCGGTTGACTGAAAAGGGAACCAATCATGTGATTGCTTCAGGGATTCATTTTGAAGCAAATATAAATATTGAAAAGGAGAATGAATAATATGGCTAATCTTGATAGAATCATCAATGCCCAAATATCTTTAAATACAACAGGCATTAGTAGTGCTGGATTCAGCACTTTGATGATTGTTGGTCCACATGCAAACAGTTTGAGCCGTGTGTTGACTATTACTGATGTAGATGAGTTGATGGATATGGGATTTACATCAACAGATGCTATTTATCAGGCGGCGAGTGATGCATTTGCGCAGACCCCTCGTCCAAGTGTAGTTAAAATAGGACGGTTCCAATGTGATACAGTGAAGGTAAAAATGCCGATGGCTGTTGTGGAAGGAGCAGAATATGGTGTTTCGGTACAACGTTTAGATGGCAATGGCAATTTGATTGAAATCAAAGCAATTTACATAGCTCAATCGTCTGATACTGTAGACAAGGTAATGACGGAATTATCTAATAAGATTGATGAATTGGATACTGCTCCTAAATTTTATGCGGTATCTGTAATGGAGGATGAACTTGTTGTTAAATCCACCGATCCCAAAACAAGCTTTTTAGTTGTTCCAAATGGAAAACTGGAAGTGAGTAGCCAGGAACCCGCTACAAATATTGATGTGAGTAGTAATATGGCAATGATTTGTGATGCTGATAATGACTTCTACGGTATTTGTTATGTGGATCGTACTGAAGATGCTGTTTTAGCTATGGCAGAATGGACAGAAGCTCATATTAAATTATATGGTGTTACGGTTACTGCTCCTGGAGCGAAAAATGCGGAAATAACCAATGATATTGGATCTAAATTACAGGCAGCTAATTATTATAGAACTCATTGGTGGTATCATGAAAAAGATAATGAGTATCCTGAAGCTGGAATTGCTGCACGTTGTTTTGCAATCGATCCTGGTGGCGAAACTTGGGCCAATAAAAAATTATCAAGTATTACTGTAGATAATTTGAATGAAACTGAATACAATGCCATCAAAGCTAAAAATGGCAATACATTTGAGAAATTCCGTAATGTTACAATCACTCAAAATGGCAAAGTTGCTGCAGGGGAGTGGATTGACGTTATTCGGTTTCGTGACTGGCTAGTAGAGACGATTCAGACGGAAGAATTTAGTATGTTGATCAACAGAGACAAGTTGCCGTTTTTAGACTCCGGCATTGGCCTTGTTGAAAGTACACTTAATGCGGTATTAGTTCTTGGGCAAAAACGTGGTGGTATTGCCGAAAACGAATTAGACGATGATAATAATGTTATTCTTGGCTTTAAGATATCTGTGCCTAAAGCGGCAAATATTTCTGCCAATGTAAAAGCTCAACGTGTGTTGCGTGATGTGCAGTTCACCGCTCGTTTGGCTGGTGCAATTCATGCGATGGAGATCAAAGGTTCTTTAACGTATGAAAATATTAAGAGTGCATAACGGAGGTGTAAGATATGCCGAATGTAAAAACATATGATCCCAAGAAGGTAATGGTAATTTTTGGGCCGGTTGTGTTGACTGGTTTTGCTGAAGATACGTTTATTAATATTGAAACAGATGGCGATGGCACAACGGCTGTTGTTGGATGTGATCAGGAAATCGTTAGAAGTATTGATCCTGGCAGCATCATCAAAAAGGTTACACTTTCTTTGTTGCAATCAAGTGATAGCAATGATGAATTAAGTGCTATCCATGACGTTGATAACCAAGCAGGTGCAGGCTTGATGCCTTTGGCAATCAAAGATCTGTCTGGAAGATTGTTGATGATGAGTGATCAAGCTTGGATTACGAAAAAGCCAAATGTCAATCGTGGCAAAAGTGCTAGTGAAGGGAAATGCCAATGGGTACTATTAGCGGCTGTACCTGATTCTGCTTTCCTTGTAGGAGGTCATAGTTAATGGAATTAGCAAATGTCGAAATAAAAGAAAAAGAGATTGGTGAAAATGTGTATTTTGTACGACCGTTTCCGCCGCAGAAATCTTTGGAACTTCTTGGCGATTTACAAGCTGTTGTGACATCTTCACTTGATACAGTAGTGGATAAGAAAGATGATATTGAGTCTAACACTGAAGAAGAATCTGTGTTAGATAGAAATATCAACATTGGTGCAATTATTTCTGGTGTTGGTAAAAATTTAAAGGGACCAGTCCTGGTAAACTTTGCCAATAGGATAATTAACAAAGACTTTATTTCTATCAAAAGGCCGTCAGATGAAACTCCTGTAAAATTAGAAAAAAATATTTCGGATAATATTTTTGCAGGACGATTAAAAGAAATGATTCAGTTGATGTACTTCGTCTTGGAGGTAAATTATGCTGATTTTTTCGAGAATCTTCCCGACCTTTCTGGAATCCTTCAGGAGCTTGGGATAAAGAAGAAATAACAATACCAGGTAAATTAAGACCTGATTTAAGTAGAGAGTCATTGATATGGCGTCCGGTATTAGCTGGGAAAGTAACAATGACGGAACTTAAATTAGGTCTTGTTAATTTGGTTGATTTATTGAAAATCAATGCGTTGCTCGACATGGAGGCTGATATACAACGTTATGCAGCAGAGCATCCCAAAAAGGATGGTGATGAACATTGAAGCTAAGAGAATTGTTAATAGGCATTGGTTTTAAAGTTAATGAACAAAATATAAATGCAGTTGAAAGTAAAATAGGAAAAATCAAAAAAAATCTTAGTGAAGTTGGGACAGCATCTACTAGAGCTGCTGACATGACTAGTAAAGGCATGGCCACAGTTGGTAATGCATCTGAGCGTGCGAAACAAAAAACAGAAAGCGCGTTTTCTGGTATTGAATCTAAAGCTCGTGGCGCCAATGAAGAACTGCACAAGATGGATAGTACTTTAACCGGCTTAAAGAATAAGTTTGTTGGTGCATTAGCTTTTTTGGGAGTTACTCTTTCTTTAGGGAACATTATCAGGATGGTTGATGAATGGAAAGTTGTTAATGGACAGGTTGCATTGACTACTAAAAATCAGCAAGAATCTTTGATGGCACAAAAAGAACTTTACCGCATGGCTATTGATACCAGACAGGCATATGCATCTACTGCTACATTATATGCATCAGTAGCGAGGAATTCTTCTGAGTTAGGGAAAAGTGCCGAAGATGTTTTAGGTTTTACTGAAGATGTATCCAGAGCAATGATGATTGGTGGTGGCAGTGCTGCATCTCAACAGGCCGCACTTATACAGTTGGGGCAAGCTTTAGGTTCTGGCGTACTTCGTGGTGATGAGTTGAATTCTATTATGGAGCAAGCGCCACGTTTAGCTAAAGCTATTGCTGAAGGTATGGGAACAACGATTGGCCAGCTTAGGGTACTTGGTAAAGAAGGTAAACTAACGGCTATAGATGTTTTCGATGCAATTAGGAAGAGCTCTGAAAAGTTGAAACGTGAAATGGGAAAAATCCCTTGGACGGTTAATCAGGCAGGGGTAAGGGTATCAAATGCTCTTGGTAACTTATTCTCGAAGCTAGAAAAAAAGACCGGTGTTGTTAGTTCTATAGCGAAAGGGTTCGCAAGCATTGGTGATTATATTGATAATATCGATATAGATAATTTTGTAGCTGGGTTTAGATTACTAGTGATTTACGCATCTGCTTTTTTACTTGTATCGAAATGGAGTGCCATTATTAGAGTTGCCGAAATACTAAGAGGTATTATCTTAGGAATTCGGAATGCTTATTTAGCAGCTACCGGTGCTCAAGTTGCATTCCAATTAGCAGGAGCTAAAAGTGCACTTCTTGCTCTTGTTGCTATGGGTAAATTTTTACTGATCGCTGCGGTTATAGCATTAATTATATTAGCGATACAAGACTTCTATACATGGATTCAAGGTGGAGATAGTATTATTGGGCGACATCTTGGAAAGTGGGAAGAATTTGTAACAAGCTGTAAAACAACTTGGGATACTGCAACCCAATCGATTAAAGACTTTTTAAATATGCGTGTTATTGATATATTGTCTTTGGCCATTGACAAAATAGGAGAATTCCAAGATAAAATAGCAAAATTAAATGTACGTAAACGCGTAGGAGAATGGTGGGATGAGAATGTTTCCGATCCTGCAAATAAATTTGTATTTGGTGTTTTAAATGGAGCTCATGTAAAAGGACCACAACTGAGTCCATCTCAGCAAGAAGCATATTTAGGGAAAGGTCTTTTGAGAACTTCTAATAGAAATTTTGAGGACAATCGAACTAACATAAATAATGTTTCTGTATATGCCAAAACGAATGCAACGCCTGCTGAAATTGGAGTTGGTGTTGTTAATGCTATCACTCCTGCTAATGGTTATGAATTCGATTTGGATTCTGGGTTTGGTTATGGTTTCCCTGATGTGGAGGATAATTAAATGTTAGCAGATATTTTAGGAATAAATCCCAAGAATCCAACCGAAATAGGGACTTTGAAGGTTGATATTGTAAGAACTTTTGAATATCAGATGGATCAAGAGGTAACTGAGCATCCGGTTGAAACTGGGTTTGAAATACATGACTCAATTATAAATAAAGCAATCAAGGTTGATATGACGATAGGAATTTCGTCACATCCAGTAACATGGTTTTATAAAAATAGCCATGGTCAGCATAAGTTTGCTAGTGGGTTATCGGCGCTTGAGCAAATCCGCGATAATAAAGAGCCAGTTACCATAGTAAGGCCTGATAAAATTTGGTCAGATATGGTTTTAACAAGCGCAAGGCCAGTTCGCAATGATGAAAGTAAATCAATCATATGGGTAAATTGTTCGTTTGTTCATATAACGAAAGTTGCTACACAAACCACTGAGGTACCGGAAGATATTGTTGATGAGTCTGCAAGAGATAGTGCAGGAGAAACTGCAGCTGATGGTGGTACTGCAACGCAAACAGATGTTGGAAGTACTGGAATAGATTCAGCAGGAACTGAAGATGCTGTAGAGGAAAGCTCATCGAACAAATCTTGGGCAGCGCAGGGCATTGATGCAATCAAAAAATCGCTTGGATGGTGAACGTATGGAAGCAATAAAATTCAATGACGCCAATGATATTGTTACTAAAGTTGTCTTAGATAATGTCCAGTATAGGATTCGGTTAACTTGGAATGCAGTCGGTGAATTTTGGACGCTACATTTATGGGATAACGATAAAAAACCGTTATGCTGTAATCTTAAGATAGTGCCAAACTTTCCGCTTTTGATGAATCATCACAGGCCAGGTATTCCTTCAGGGGAATTAATTGTTCTAACAGACCTTGAAAAGATAACTCGTAGCAGTTTTTCGAACGGCGCTGCCAGTTTGATTTATGTGACGGAGGCAGAGTTTTATGGGAAAACAGTTTGACCGTGTTTATCGTTTACTGGTTGGGGTAGAGGGCAGTGATGGTATTGTTATTGAAGGTAAGCCTAAAGAGAATGCGTTAAATATAACATTTGATATTGACAAAGACCTGACAAAGCAGACTAACAAATGTCGCTTGCAGGTCTTTAATTTATCTGATAAAACAGCAAAGATATTTGAACGAGATGATAGCATTTGTATTCTTGAAGCTGGATATAGTGAAGATATCGGTCTTAGACGTATTTTTGTTGGCGCAGTTTTAAAAGCATGGACATCCCTTAAAGGAGCAAATATGGTTACTGAATTGGAGCTATCTGATGGGCAAATTGCAATCCGTGATTGTGTTGTGTCTTTATCATATGCTGCAAGTGTTTCTGGGCGAAAAGTTATTGAGGATGTTGCTGCTGCAATGGGATTAGTTGTTCAGTTCGCTGAGGATTTGAGCTACTGCAGCTATGCTAATGGCTTTAGTTATATAGGTCCTGGGAGAACTTGCCTTGAAAAAGTATGTGCTGCATCGGGGCTGTCTTGGTCTATACAAAACAATGTGTTGCAAATCATAGAAGATGGCGGTAGTACTAAAGTTATAGCGATAAAGTTAAATGCAGATAGTGGACTTATTGGATCTCCAGAAAGGATCATTAAAGCTGCTAAAAAAATAAAAAAAACATCAAGTAAAAAGTCGAAAAAAAATAAAGGAAAAGAGAAAAAGGCCGGCTGGAGAGTTTGTTCTTTGCTGCAGCCGACACTGAATCCTGGAGATTTGATTTATCTTGAAAGCAAGCCAGTAACAGGTTGGTTTAAAATTGAATCTTTAAAACATACTGGAGAATACAGAGGGAAAAAATGGCACACTAATATGGAAGTATATGAGATTGGAGGTGAGGATAAAAAATGAATTCAATTTCAAGTGTTGGAAAAGCGAGTCCAAATCCTAGCGTTGAAGCCATTGATAAAGCTATGAAACAGCGTATTGGTGAAATCAGGACGGGAATGCCTGGGGAAATAATTTCGTTTGATGCTGGTACTTGTATGGCTACAGTAAAACCATCTTTGCAATATCATACTGCAGATGGAGATATTTTAGATTATCCTTTGATAATAGGCGTACCAGTTTTTATGCCACATGCAGGAAATGCTCAGATAACTTATCCTGTAAAAGTTGGAGATAGTTGCTGGATTGCATTTGCTGAACGCAGCTTGGATGAATGGCTTGGTAAAAGTGATAGCGATAATCATGATCCGAGGCAATATGATTTAACTGATGCAGTATGTTTTGTCGGAATGAGAAAAGTACAATCAATATCTGCAGATAACGTTGAAATCATTAATGGTCCGACTTCGATTAGCTTAACGCCTGATCAAAAAATTAATATTGTTGGTGATGTAAATATAAAAGGAAATATCACTTGCTCCGGAACATCGAAAATGTCAGGGAATATTACTTGTGATGGTGATGTTATAGCGAGTGGTATATCGTTAACGGATCATACTCATGGCGGTGTTGAAACAGGCGGTGGAAATACATCTGGACCGCAGTAAGGAGGCCGAGCTATGGTTGATATTGCATTACATGCAAATGATCATGATATCTTGATTAAAGATGGAGATTTTTTGCTGATTGATAACGCCGAACGAGTTGCTCAACAAATAAAAATTAAGCTACTGACTTTTCTCGGAGAATGGTTTTTGGACACTACTTGGGGCGTGCCTTACCTCGAATATATTCTTGTTAAGCAACCTAATCAAGAGTTGATCAAACAAATTCTGAGTGAACAAATATCGTCGGTTGATGATGTGAAAAGTTTAAATGCGTTGGAACTGGATTATCAGGTCAAAATCCGGACATTGATTGTAAATTATGAAGTGTCAACAGAATACGGTTTGATTACCAGGAAGGAGGTGCTGGGGTATGGCGATAAATAGTAATACTAAGTATGGTGTTACACCACAAGGTTTTGTCAGAATGAGACTGCCTGAAATACAAAGTAATCTTTTTGATAGATTTGAGAGTAAAGTTGGTCAGGCAGTAAGCCGAAAGCCTAATAGTGTAATTGCTATTATATTGAGTCTAGTTGCAGAGGAGTCTGACCAGCAGTGGCAACTCGCTGAATATGATTATTATGCACGTTCACCGATGACTGCTGATGATGGAAGTATTGATAATACTGTTATGTATAGTAATGTTCTGCGGCGTGGAGAAGAATATACATATTTTTATGAAGTTTGTTATGGTCGCAATGGTTTTGTTTTACCTGCAAATTGCCAGGTAAAAGGTAGTGATGGAGAAAAGTATAATATTGCTGCTCCTGATATTATCACTCTTGACAATTGCGTAAGCGTTACTTTATTTATCCCGAACGTTACTGAAGGTGATTCGTTCGGATTTATATTAAATAAATCAGTGCGTGTTAGTTATACTGCAGTGACAGGAGATAATGTTGAGGCAGTTTATTCAAAACTTTTACAGCAAATATCTGGAGATGAGTGGTCTGGCAGCATTTTGGATGGAAACTTAGTGCTTAATCAGACTGATCGCAGATATGGTGGTACAGTAGTTCCTACGGAAACTTTTACTGTTATCGAAGTTGGGACACCAATCAAATTTGTGGCCGAGAATTATGGACCGTTAGATCCATTATTAAAAACAGTAACGTCTATTAATACCAACTACGATGGGTGGACTGCTGCTAGTAATGAATCAGCGGCTTATGTGGGTAGAAATCTTGAAACTACAACAGAATTACGTCAACGATATGCTGCAGCAGTATTCCGAACGAGTCGTGCTATGAAAGAAAGTATAAAAGCCGCATTGTTAGATCTTCCGGACGTAGATAGTGTGACTGTGTATGAAAATCGATCTGACGAAATTGTTGATGGAATGAAGCCGCATAGTTTTGAGGTTATTATTCATGGCGGTGATGATATTCAAATTGCACAGACTATTTTAGAAAAGGGACCTATTGGTATTGATAGCAATGGGTCCATAGAAATGACTGTAATTGATAGTGAAGGGACTCCAGAAAAAGTTTATTTTAATCGTCCTAAAGAAATTCCGATTTATATCAAAGTTACAGTTTGGGAATATAAGGAGGAAAATTTACCAGGAGATTTAGTTAATACAATAAAAGATATCATCATTGAGAGCGGTAGCAACCTTGGAATGGGCAAGGATGTTATCGCTCAACGTTTTTTAGGACCTATTTATTCTAAAGTTAATGGCATCGGTTATATGGAGATAGTTGTATCCGAAGATGATCAGGTTTATACAGAGAAAAGTATTCCTATAGATCGTGGGGAGATTGCTGTATTTGATGCCGAACATATCACTGTTGCAATGGAGATTAAATCATGCTGACATCAAAAGAAAGGATGCTTAATTTACTTTTATCTCAATTCTCTGACAGGAAAATTATTAAAGCATTGCTTGAAACAATTGGAGAAGAATTTGATTTTCATAACACACTGAAAAAACAAATCAGGACAGAGATATGGCCAGATGTTGCCGTTGGTAAACAACTTGATATGTGTGGAGAGGTTGCCGATATTAGCAGAAAAGTTGATGCATCAATGTCTGTGGACTTTTTCGGATTTCCTGACCATGGTAATAATAGCTTTGGTAAAGCCAGATTTAGAAGATACGGAGAACCTTATTTGAGCTCGTCTGAACTTCGAGATAACGAATATCGTTTGGCTATTTTTTCAAAAATTGCTAAAAATACCACAGATGGAAATAGGCAAAGTACTATTGACAGTATTAAGCGAATGTTTGGTGTGAGTCGAGTAATTGCTATCAATGCTGGTAACGCAAAAATGAGAATTGGTATAGGTAGGGTCGTTACACCTAATGAACTTAAGCTGATAAACGCTTTGGATTTAATAATAAGAGGCGCCGGAATTGGGGTTATATACATTTATTGGTTTAATGGCGGAGATACTTTCGGATTTAGTAGGAATGGCAAAAATATTGGTAATTTTGTTGGGTTTGGAAAAGGTACGTTTGCGAGAATATTACAAATAGAAGGGAGTTTGATATAAATGTCTATTGTTCAACCAGATTTTTCAAAAATATTTGCATCTGGCGCTGCTATTGGAGAGTTGCTAAATTGGCCAGATGAAAACTATTTAAGAGGGTGGGGGTATTTGAAGGATTCAGAACCACCGCCGATGGAATTTTTCAATGCTTTGGCCAATTTATCTGATACTAAAGATAATTATTTATTTCAAGCAATAAATATACGTAAGAATAAAACACAGTATCATATAGATGACATTGCAACAACACCTAATTTGACATCTAAATATCAACTTATTTGTATTCAGGAAGGTGTTACTGCGGAAGCAGAACCTACTTGGCCTGATACTGATGGAGAAGAGGTTTTGGACGGAGCTTGCAAATGGCGTGTTACATCTAAAGTTGCTAATGGGATTACTATAGCAGAAGATGAACCAATAAATGCACGTGACTATTCTGTATGGCTTGCATTAAATGCAAATAATGATATAGCTAAATTAAAATATAAAACAGCACAGAAAACGTGGAAACAGTTGCTCATAGAAAGCAAATTGTCGGCTATATTGGATAGCCCTGTTAGAAGTTTAGAAAGAAATACAATATATAAAAAGAATGATATTTTATCCGATGCCACCTTACCAGGTGGTTTTTTAGTTTGTGAAACTGCGGGTACCTCTGGTGCATCTATTCCAAGCGCTATTACTAATGCTGCTGAAGGTGAAAATATAACTGATGGTACAGCGATTTTTTCGGTACATTATTTCTATAATTTGGCATCGCTTATTAGCCCGGCTTTTTCGGGAACTCCAACAGCACCAACCGCTATTAAAGGGACTAATACTAAACAGATTGCTACAATGGCAGCAATTATTAATGCATTAGCAGATTATGCAAAAAAAGAAAGTCCTGTTTTAACCGGGGCGCCTAAAGCCCCTACAGCGGAAAAAGGAACAGGTGGAGATATAATTGCAACATGTGCATATGTTTTGGCAGCGTTAGAAGGAATTGATCTAAGTGATTATGCAAAAACGACAGATTTGGACGAATATGCAAAGAAAGTTAGCCCGGCTTTATCAGGAACTCCTACAGCACCAACAGCAGCCAAGACAGTAAATAATACTCAAATTGCTACAACTGCTTTTGTTCATTTGCTTGCTGGAGCCGCTAATAATGGTGGTATAGTCGATTCGTTGTTGGCTCAAAATGGCTATGTAAAATTCGCAAATGGTTTAATTCTACAGTGGGGATATGGAAATTCTGAATCAACACAAACATTTCCAATTAAATTTACTAACTCTGTAATTGGTATTTAC